CCCCGCCCAACTCCAAAGCGTGATCGAAGAAATCGCCGACTGGCCGCTCGAGGATCGCCGGGCCTATCTGGCCAACCTCGAGGTCGTGAATGCCGACGAAGCGAAACAACTTAAAGAACGTCTGGTCAAGGCCTGGGAGGCGAAGAAGAAATGAGCCGCTATTTGCCCAACTGTGACTATCAAGCAAAATTGACGGAGGCCGTGTGATGCCGACTGCCGTACCAACCCAATATACCGATCCGACTTCAACCCGCCGTCGTATCTGCGAATGCATCGACAACTTAGGTCCGATGACCGTGATCGAGTTGGCCGATGAGTTGGACCTGGATATTTCAACTATCCGGATTCAAGCCAAGAAGTCAGTGACTGACGGATATCTGCTCGTTTCCCTCGTCAAGATCCAGACGGGCTGTGGCCGAGCGCAGCATCGCTACTCGCGCACGTCGATTGATCTGCCGGTGCTGCCGACCTTCATTGGCGAACACCAGAAGTTTGCAGACATGGCGCCGGGCTATGTGCCGGAGGCCCGACAGGCCGCGCAAAAGCAACGGCGGGGGTTTGAATAATGCCTCAACCGTCCACCACCCGTAACGCCATAAAACGTCTGCTGCGGGAATTCGGCCCCATGTCGGTTGCCGAAATTGCCGCGGAACTAGGTAAGAAAGCGAAGACGGTTAGCTCGTGTATTAGCACTTCACGCGACACCAAGGAAAAGCACTTCTACATCGTCGACTATGAGCCGCAAGTCGGACGCAGTGGATTGCCAGCAGGGATCTACGCAGAAGGCAACAGGAAAGACGCGAAGCCGCCCGAAACGGATCGTGCCGCTACATCACATAGGTATTACGAGAATCACAAGGCGCGAATCAAGCTGAGGCGTGGGAAAAAAGAAATAACGCCTTTCACCTCTTTGATTTCACAGATCACAAGATAAGGAATCGACCATGCCACGCACCCGCTTGTTCACTGAATTTTCCGCAGAAGGCATTTTGGCCGTTATGGAGCCGAGCCGCGAATACCGCACTGGACTGATCGCCCAATCGCTTGGGGTCGGCAACGTCAAGGTTCGCGAAGTGCTTGACGGCCTGGTTCGTGATGGGCGCCTGAGCAAACGATACGACGAGTCGGGTAAGGAATATCGATTTCATCTGACGTCGGGGCAAACACCAACCGTCGCCGAACGCCGATCAATGGGCGATCTGCTTACCCGCGTTCTGAACGGCTATGAAGACGAGATGCGCCGGCATGTCTCGCTTTGCATGACTTTGCGGAGAGTTGCATGAATCCCTATGTACACAACTACACGCAAAACACGGCCGGCCGCGATTTTGCCGTTGGTGACATTCACGGCATGTTCCGCTTGCTGCAGACGGCTCTCGATGGTATCGGGTTCGACCCATCGGTAGATCGACTTTTCAGCGTGGGAGATCTTGTCGATCGCGGGCCAGATTCAGAGCTTTGTCTCGAGTGGATCGCCAAGCCCTGGTTTCATGCAGTACAGGGCAATCACGAGGACATGGCTATCCGCTACGTCACGCCCGGCAACCGCGACCAGCACCACTACGCCGCAAACGGCGGTGCGTGGCTGATCGGCAAAACGATGCCCGAACAGCAGGAGTATGCGATCGAGTTGGCCGCTCTGCCCTATGCGATTGAGGTTGAAACCGGTGAAGGTTTAGTTGGCATCGTTCACGCAGACGTAGTTGGAAAGACATGGGCCGAAATGGTCGAGAAATTCGCCGCCGTCACGAGTAACAACAAGCTCAAGGCGGTCACGAATCATTGCTTGTGGTGCAGGGATCGAATTCAGGCCGAGGACGTTTCGGGCGTACCTGATATGCGGGCTGTCATCGTGGGGCACACGCCTCTCAAACGCGCTGCAGCTCTCGGCAATGTCTACCACATCGACACGGGTGCATGCTTTCCTTCCGGCCGATTTACCTTTATCGATCTGAATACATTGCGGTTATACGGCACGGAGTCCGCATGAAGAAGACGCGTTGGTTTCCATCTGATGTGAAGCCCGCTCACATTGGCGTGTATGAGGTTCAGAACATGTTCGGGCCAGAACACCCGCCTCTTTTCAATTACTGGACCGGTAAGCAATGGACCGGCGCGGCGGAGCACATTGAAGACGCAGTGATGGAGGACCGGCCGCACATGTTTGCGATTCAGGACCGCGTTTGGCGCGGCCTTATGGAGAAGGCCGCATGACCACCCTACTCGGCTTTAACCGCCCCGCCGATCTATACGAACTGGCAAATGCCCATGGGCTTCACGCCGGCAGCATGGATCAACTGACACGGTTCGCAATTTTATTGCAGCAAGCAGCTCTAGCTACTGTTGCTGCGAAGGAAGAGAGGGATAACCAAAATGCCAACTGATTGGTTTCTCCCGCCGCTCAAGCCAGTTCGTGCCGGTTACTACGAGTCGACGTTTTTCGACTGTGGCTGGGCCTATGAATGGAAGGTCTGGTGGGCCACGGATCGCCAGGTTTGGCTCGACAAGGAAGGCGGCCTGACTCTGGCGGGTCAAAACCTAACGTGGCGTGGACTGGAGAAGCAAGATGACGAACAGCTCTGAATTTGTTGTGAAGGTCGGAAACCTCGCGAGGAAGGTAGAGGAAGCGTCGGCCCAAGGGTTCCGCACGAAGTCCGCGATGGACGTTCTCTATGCACTGGAGGCTGCCATGGATGCGCTGATGGCTACGGCTACTGCGGAGTATCTGGCGCATGCGGGGCAATCGTGAACGTGACCAAATATCTCCAAGAACTTAAATCCGTTGCCAAGGAAATGCCGCTCGGCCCGTTTCGAAACGGCTACTTGGATGATTTGAGTGATGCCCTCCTGGAACTCGGGCGGCTGCTAACGATGTTTCTGTTCTGGACGCTGTGCATGGCCACCTATCCGGTATCGGTATTCGTGATCGCGGGCCTGAGTCTCTATTCAAACACGCTTTCCGAGCGCGCTCAAAAGAAAGCCGACGAAGAGTGGATGCGTGGCATACATCGTTTCCCGGAGGATAAATGACTGCCGCCCTCTACCGCGAGTTCTCCCTTAGAGACGGTGGCGTCTGGAATTCCGTTGTCGCCTTCATCAAGGCGAATGCGCCGATCTTCGCCAGCCGGGGCGAGCCGTTGCGCCTGATTGTGACCGCCGAGGAGCGACAGCGTAACGCCCAGCAAAATCGCTTCTACTGGGGAGCCGTGCTGAAGCAGATCGCTGAATCGGCCTGGGTCGATGGCCGCCAGTATGACAAAGACACTTGGCATGAATTTTTCGCTCGCCGGTTCGGCGTTCTGGACGAACTGACGCTGCCGGATGGCGAGATCATCACACGCCGGAAGTCGACTACGCAGATGAGCGTGGGTGAGTTCAGCGAGTTCCTGAATCAGGTGCAGGCCTATGCGGGCGAAACGCTTGCCGTGGAGTTTCAATGACCATCATCCACATCTCACGCGCGGGCCCTACGCGCCACATCACCGACGCCAAGGGCAAGCGTTGGACGTTTGAAATGCACCACTACTGTGGCCCGATCGTGTTGAACAAATCGCTTGATCCAGTGCCGACGCAGCCCGGCGAGAAATCGCCCTTCTGGCATGCAGTAACGCGCTGGGCACAAGGCGGCCATCGGTTAGATGAAAAAGGCGAATGCGTTTGGGAAGAGGAAAAGCAGCCAGTCCTGGAACATATCGTCGGCAAACATTATCGGGTGATTGGATGGGAATGAACCGCATCCCCAGAAAAAAGAAATGCGTGGCCTGTAAAACGGTTTTCGAGCCGGCACGCTCGCTCCAGAAAGTGTGCAGCCCGAAGTGCGCGGCCGATTTCGCCGCAAAACAGAAAGCCCAGAAGGCTGCGCGCGCTAATAAGGTCGAACGCAAGTCACTCCGCGAGGCGCTAGAGAAGGCAAAGACCCGCGGGGCTCATCTGAAGGAATTGCAGGCGGCGTTCAACCAGTGGATTCGTTTGCGGGATGCCGGCCAGCCCTGTATTGCATGTGTCCGCTATCACCAAGGGCAGAACCACGCGGGGCACTACCGCAGCGTTGGATCCTGCCCAGAACTCCGCTTCGAGCCTGACAACGTACACCTGACCTGCCAGCCCTGCAACGTACACCTGTCGGGCAATTTGATCCAAATGCGTATCGGCATGATCAAGAAAATCGGCCTAGCGCGCGTCGAATGGCTCGAAGGCCCGCATGCCCCGAAAAAGCTCACCTTGCAGGAGATTCAAGAGATGAAGGCGTTCTATCGCGCCGAAGTGTGCAGAATGAAGAAGGAGGCCGCGTGAGAGAAACAAGAGACTCCATAGATTGCAAGATCGACGGGTGTGGCCGGAAGGCGATGTATCGCGATCAGCAAGTCTGCCAGAAGCATTACTTCCGGTTTATGAGGACTGGGAGTTATGAGGATCGAGCACTGAAGCGAGGGACACGCCGGCAAGACCCGCGGGGCTACTGGCAACTGTACATGCCTGAGCATCCGCTTGCGGATAAGACCGGACACGTATGGGAGCACCGCAAGATCGTCCATGAGCGCTACGGCGACGCCCTTCCTCCCTGCGAGATATGCGGCAAGCCGATTTCATGGAAGACGGCACATATCGATCACGAAGACGAAAACCCGGCGAATAACGACCCAAAGAATTTGAGGCCGCTTTGTCGTGTTTGTAATGTTGGCCGAACAGCGAAGGTGCATCACGAGGCTAAAGGGCGCCACGCGATTACATTTGACGGAGAGACTAAGACGGCAGCCGAGTGGGCGAGAGATCCACGGGTCCAGATAGCTGGACACACGATTATGGTTCGCAAGAGGCGCGGGATGTCGGATCACGACGCCCTATTCGGCCCAAAGTTGACTCATACCGGATTCCGGAAGCCACCGCCGCCGCCTAAGCCTAAGTACCATCGTTCAAATGCGATCGCGCTGACGATAAACGGCGTGACGAAAACGGCTATGGAATGGTCGCGCGAGCCAGGTTGCACCGTCACCGATGGAGCAATTCGAATGCGATTCAGGCTTGGCTGGGACCATGATCGCGCCGTCTTCGCGCCCGCTAAGCCGGGTAGCGACCTTGGGATAGTGAGCCGCGATGCACTTGGTCGAATTGAGAGCGCGAAGGTCCGGGAAATGAAGAAGGCAATGACTATTGAATTGGAGGCGGCGTGACACCGACAGCAATCTTTCTGTTCGACAAGACCGGCAACATGGCCCAACCTTGGCGTGATGCCGGCTATCGGTGCATATGCTTTGACGTCCAGCATGTTGGCAAGTCCGTGCGTGACGGAATCATGCTTGTGCATTGGGATGCACTGCTTGGGATGCCCATCATCCCGGCCGGCTGCGACGTGCGGTTTGTGTTCTGCTTTCCGCCCTGCACTCACCTAGCCGTGAGTGGCGCGCGTTGGTTCAAGGGTAAAGGTTTGCGGGCTTTGTCGCAGTCGATTGAGATGTTTGCGACCGCGGCAGAGTTTTGCGAATCGCCCGCGGCCAATGAGGCGCCATACGGGATCGAGAACCCAGTGTCGACCATCTCGACATACTGGCGAAAGCCCGACTATACGTTCCATCCGAGTGATTACACCGGGTTCGAGTTGAACGACCACTATAGCAAGACAACAAATATTTGGGCCGGCAACGGTTTCATCATGCCAAAGCCGAACCTAGCGCCCGAACTCGCCGGTATCAAGCCCGACAACCGCATTCACGCGGCGCCACCCAGCGAAGATCGCGGGGACATTCGCAGCGCGACACCGATGGGTTTCTCACGCGCCGTGCAGATCGCTAACGGCCGGCAGCTCAACCATGAGGCTGCATGACCATCAAACGCTACGGCACAAGTTCTGCAGAATGCTCGAACGGCATCTACGTTCTATTCAGTGAATATGAGAGGGTGGTGGCTGAGTGTGAGAGGTTGCGGGCGGATGCGGAACGTTGGCAATTAGTGCGTGAGCTGCCGGGAATCAATCGGTTTCTAATCGGCGTAATTGCAGATGTAGTCGTGGAGCCAACAAAATGATCCACCTCTCCCTACTCCTAGTCGGCTTTCTCCTAGGCATCTTCGCCTGTGCGATTCTGCTTGTCTTGATGCTCGCCCACCGCCCACTCTACACACCAACCACTATGCACAGGGGGCGGGATCGACTTCCCGAAGTGCGCCACGTGCCGACGATGCCGGTGTGTAAGGTGGCGCGGGATGATCTGCCCGTCGAGCCGATTTATATGTATGGCGTTACGGGAGAAGAGAGATGAAGAAGATGATCGTCACCAAGAGGCTGTTTGGCCTGATTCCCGTGAGGTCAGAAATAGACAAACCTCACATCGTCAATTGGCGCAAGGGCGGCAAATTAGTCAGGCAAGGGGATACGATCGTTCCGACATCCTGGAAGTGTGAGGGAGAAGGCATTACTGGATATGGCATCACGCCCCAAGGCGCGTGGAACGACTGGGCGATGTGGGGATTGATTTAGTCGCAACTTGCTGATTGACAACGCTTTTCATTTGTAGTGCGAAACAGTTACGTAGTATAATATCGCAGGTAAATCAAGCGGGGTTTATGATGATTCGAGAGAAGATCGCCAGTGATGTTCATTCGTCAAATCTCGCCTGGAATGAGCGCGAGGAAAAGGCGATTGACCGCATTACTGCGCTGGGTATGTCGGATGCCCTGGGCTCCGCGCTTTTGCGGTTCAAGTTCGCCAATGATCGGTCAGCCGGAAAGCGCGCGCTTCACCTGCTCACCCATAAAGCCGCGCAACGCCTCAAGGTCGAGCTAAGTTACGCGCAGAAGTTAGCGACTGCCTGCATCAAGGAATATCTGATCGACACGTGCGAGACATGCCACGGAACCGGATACACGATTGAATCGGGACATTCCAGCAAGTGCAACAAGTGCGGCGGAACAGGAGCCAAGCGCTACTCAGATTCAGAGCGCGCATTGGCTGCTGGGCTGCCGGTGGAGTCGTGGAGCAAGCACCAGAAGAAATTTGACGGCGCGATGACTTGCATGATGGGATCGGTCGCGGATACGACTGGACGTGCGCATGGCCTGCTGAGGGACGCGGCATGAGCGAAGCCGACCGGGAGTGGCTCAGAGAAAATAGCAAGCTCGGTGGGAAGTTTAAGGCCTGTGTTCGCTGCAAAGAATTAAAGGCTGTCCATCAATTCGATGGTTATGGATCTTGGATGAGAGACCCGGACGATATTTGCAAGAAGTGCAAATTTCACCCAATTCCGGCCGGCGCCCTGCCTAAAATCAAAAATTGTCACTCTTGCAGGGTTAAGTTGCCACGCAAGTATTTTGGCGGACGACGAAGCAGCTTTTACCCGGAGTGCAATGCCTATAACACTTGCGACTTCTGCTCCGGGAAGGCGGATGATGCGCGCTGGATGATGAGGCGGGAGGAGAAGCGTCGGTTTGAGGGTGAGCAGATGCTGGCTGCGGGAGCTGCATGGTGGGAGAGAAATGCCGACAAGGTAGCGCAATGGGCGCACGAGTATTCACTTGATGGCATGGTCGAGAGGCTGACAGAAGAGGGTCGCCAGCGCGAGGCCGCTCAGATTCGGGCAACACCACCATGGGCGGACCCAAAGAAGATCGCAGAGATCTACGCAGAGGCGGCCAGGATAACGGCAGAGACGGGCATCCCTCATCACGTCGATCACATTGTTCCGCTCCAAGGACCAGTCGCCACATACGGCCCATTCAGGGGTGTGCGGATCGTGTTCGGGTTGCATTGGGAGGGAAATCTCCGCGTGATCCCGGCTAGGGAGAATGTCGTTAAGGGCAACCGGAGTTGGCCCGACATGCCAGAAGAAGATAGAGCGTCACGCAAAATATTGCGGGTCGCCGCTTGACAAGCACAACCAATAGTGTATTCTGCCAACTGAGTCGTTGTAGTAGCGAAAGCGAAACAGAGCCGACGCAGGACGATAGAGCGAAAGCTCCGTTTTTACCCTTGATGGGTAAACTCGTTCCTGAAATTCATTGCAGCCCGCCAGGTTAAGCCTCGCGGGCTTTTTGCATTCTGCCGCCATGCGCTCATCTGCCCTCCCTTCGGATCACTACGGCAATCCGGAAGCGATCTATGCAGCCAAGCAGGCACGTGAAGCACGAAAGGCCGCAGAGAAAGCCGCGCAGCCTGCACCACAGCGCCCTATTCTGACGCTCAAGCGCCCAGTTAATGACTGGAGCCCAAAGCGCCAGGCAGCAGAACAGTTATTCGATCTCCCGCCGCGCCGAAGCAGGTCTAACGGTGCTTGACATGCAATGTGTCTCGACCCGGGAGTATGCCGGGAAGAATTCTGAGAAAGCAATGGAAGAGCAACAAATCATCGACAGGTTAGAGCTTGCCTTAGAGCGCATGCGAGACCTTGATCCTGCGCTAAAGACGGCAATGATCGCGGATCTCGATCGGCTGAGGGAGTTGACGAAATGATGGATATCCGACCGCGACCGAGAGAAGGATGGGATCTTCTCGAGGGCTGGGACGGGATTGGCGACATTCACGCGTCTGATAAGTTACCAAAGCCCTGATTTCAGGCTTCCCGCGCCAGCCGATTGGCTCGGCAGCTTAATACGGGCGCGGACCTCACCGCTCGCAAATGTCGCAATCCCGCTAAAGATTGCACACGAATGTGGGAATTTGTCGTTTTCGCGCTTCGTTCCTGATCGGATACGCCAGAAGCGGAAGTGTTCGGATTGACGCCTTGCGGCTACGAGCGGCACTTTTTCGGGCGATGTTGATGCCCTGGAGCGTCAATTACCAAACCTAATCCTGACGCATGCATGGGTGGTATCCCTGTGCGTTGTGGATTGGGCCTTCGTGAATGACGCCTGGTTATCGCCGGCCCGCAGTTGACGAAAGTCGGACGGGGCGGGTATCGCGGCTAGGTGTCATCCATGAAGGCGAAACAGAGTCGACCGCGAGCCGCGATAGCGGGCCATAGCGCCATTCGGGTCGAGCGTTAGACCTTCAACCTATTTGGACATGCCATGACTGAACGTGACTTTTGCTATTGGCTGCAAGGCTTTGTCGAGCTTACCCAAGGTCAAACTCCGAATCCCGCGCAATGGAAGTCCATTCAAGAGCATCTGGGCGAAGTGTTCAAGAAAGTCACCCCAAAGGTCGCCGAAACGGTCAGCGTCAAAGTCGATGTTGACACCAAGGATGCGCAAAAGTCCGTCGATGACCTGAAAAAGGCATACGAAGAACTGGCGCGGCAGACCAAAGACGTAAGGCCGATGCAAACATGGTGGCAACCTACGTGGACGCCGCCCAGCGACTGGCCTCCGGGCATGATCACCTGCTAACGATCCCCTTCTCGTCTTCTGATGAGATTGCCGCTTCGGCGGCCTTTTTATTCTGGTACGCCGATGGCTAGCAAACCCAAGGTTATCGAGATTGCCGAGCGCACCGAGATATGCCGTGAGTGTCGTTTCGCTTGCTTCGGCGACGAGGTAATCACCTGTCGCCGCTACCCACCTGTTCCCGTATTTGATGCAAGCGAGGGAGACGTCATTAGCACGTTCCCAATTACCGCTGCGGACGTGTGGTGCGGCGAGTTTGCACCAAAGCTCAGTTCGTAAAAAGTGGCGCAATTAGCCAACATTGAAAATTCTGGCGCGCTAAGTGGCGCGATTCGGGGAAATGCGTGGACACAAGCGACTTGCTGAAAGCCGTGAAGATCCACGGTAGCGTCAATGCCGCAGCCAAGGCGATCGGCATGCCTGAGAGTACGCTGCGCGGTCGAATCCGCGGCGCGGTGCCATTGTCCGAGAATCAGCGCAAGTTCCAGGCAGACTGGACGGCAGAAGACTGCATCAACGAATTGCAGCGTATCGCCAAGATAGACGATACCAAAGTCATTACCCGGAACTACTTCCGCGTGCACTCTGACATTTCAGAGTCCACATGGAATAGACATTTCGGTACGTTTCTCGAGTTCAAGCGTCAGGCGAACATCACGCTCTCGCGTCATGCTCACGGCCTCGAGCGAGCGATCGCGAAACACGCCAGCAAGGACGTGCAGCGCCGCATGAACGTCGAAAAGTCGGGTTGGGAAGACGCCTATCTGCGCCCCAGCTCAAAGCGCTTCCAGACTGTTCTGGTCGCGTCGGACATTCACGACATCGAATGCGATCCGTTCTGGCGCCGCTGCTTCATCGATACAGCGAAGCGAGTGCAGCCAGAGAAGGTCGTCATCAACGGCGACGCCCTAGACCTGCCTGAGTTCGGAAAGTACGGCGTCGACCCGCGCGAATGGGATGTGATCGGCCGCATCAAGTGGTTGCATGCCTTCCTTGAGGATATCCGCACGGCTTGCCCGGAGGCGGAAATCATCTACATTGAGGGCAATCACGAAGCGCGCCTGATCCGCCACCTCGGCGAGGCCACGCCAGCGCTTAAGGTTGTCCTCTCTGACTTGCACGGCTTCACTGTCCCGAAGTTGCTGGGCCTAGACGCCTACCAGGTGAACTACATCGCCCGGATGGATCTAGCCGCGTTCAGTGAGCGGGACATGAAGCAGGAGTTGGCGAAGAATTATGTGGTGATGTACGACTGCTTGATGGCCCACCATTTTCCCGAGGGCAGGAATATGGGTGTGCCGGGCTTCAATGGGCACCATCACAAGCACATCGTGTGGCCTTTCTACTCGCCGCAGTTCGGCTCGAGCGAATGGCACCAGCTTGGATGCGGACATGCCCGCGCGGCTACATACTGTGCCGGCGAGAAGTGGGCGCTGGGCTTCATGCTCTGTCACGTCGACACGCAGAAGAAACACACGCAGTTCGAATACGTTGAATTACGGGACCACGCCATGATTGGTGGGCGGTTCTATGAACGCGTCGACTCAGAAATGATTGGTTCGTGATGGCCTATCCAAACACCCAGAATACTAGCGCTGGCGCAATCCCCGTCTACATCGTCGCGCAGCCAACCACCGGCCCATGGCCTAACTCGCAGAGCAAAGCAAACGGCGCTATCCCCGTCGTCTTTGTTGCGCAGCCTGGCGTTGGCCCATGGCCCAACGATCAATCCAAAGCCGCTGGCGCCCTTCCCGTTCGTGTCGTGAGCGCGCCAACAGGCGGCGGACCATTCCCGGATGACCAAGGCGTGAACGGCGGCGCAATCCCGGTTTGGGATGCAACGACTTTGCCGGCGCATGCTGCGGCATATCCGAATGGGCAGAACAAGGCCGGTGCGGCTATTCCAGTTTGGCGAGTGAATTAATAAGGAAGGGCTCCATGCCCAAAGCTGGGTATGGCAAGACCATCGAAACTCACCGACGCACAGTGGGAAGTAATCGGGAAACGACTGCTTTCCGGTGAGCCAGCCGCCAAACTATCCCGTGAGTTCGGGGTGAGCAAGGCGGCAATATCTGTACGGTTTTCGAAACGAAACGAAACGGTAAAAAGCGTTGCGAAACAGATAGTTGAGACTGAGCGTGCCCTTTCATTCCTAAACGTTTCTGAACAAATCGCAGCCCGTTCACTTGCGGACGATCTCAAGGCAATCAGCGAACATCTCGCAGGGGCTGCCCGTTTCGGTGCCGCGACATCGCACCGTCTCGCCGGGATTGCTCATAACAAGGTTTCAGAGATTGACGATGCGAAGCCTCTGGATGAGGCGAGTCTTACTTCGCTCAAGGGCATCGCCGTGCTGACCCGCATGGCCAATGAAGCAAGCGAGATCGGACTTAACCTGTTGCGCGCAAATAAAGACTCGAATATCGATGATGGCAAGGTGGTCATCCAAGGCGGATTGCCTGATTAGAAGAATGAAATGAAAGCTGCTGGTACGCGGCAAAGTGAAATCTACTCATGCCCGTTATTCAGTTGCCGACTCTGCATGCCGGGCAGGTTGATATTTATCACGACCGCGCCAGATTGAATGCTGTGCGGTGCGGGCGCCGCTGGGGCAAGACCAAGCAGATGGTCACCATGGCTTGCGACGCGGCAGCCAAGGGTCGTCTCGTCGGCCTATTTACCCCCGAGCACAAGCAACTTGATGAGCCATACGACGAAATAACGGACATCCTGACGCCGATCAAGAAATCGTTTGACCGGTCGAAAGGTAAGGTTAGAACGACAACCAAGGGAAAAGTAGACCTTTGGACGCTGAACGATAACGAGTTGGCTGGGCGAGGCCGGGAATATGACCTCGTCATGATTGATGAGGCGGCTTTCACGAAGAACGGCCAGATGATGAAGATCTGGGAGCGGTCGATCAAGCCGACGCTTCTGACTCGTCGCGGCTCTGTATGGGTGTTCTCGACACCTAATGGCATAGCTGAAGATAATTTCTTCTATCAGATTTGCCACGACGAAAAGCTTGGCTTCAAGCAGCATCATGCTCCGACCAGCAGCAACCCATACGTTCCTGCGGATGAACTTGAACTCGAGCGTGCCAAGGCCCACCCGCTAGTTTTCAAGCAGGAGTTTCTTGCCGAATTCATCGACTGGTCCGGCGTCGCTTTCTTTGAGTTCGAAAAGCTGACGGTCGACGGTAAGGGCGTCCCCTTCCCCGCGCATTGCGATGGCGTCTTCGCCATTATCGACAGCGCAATGAAGGACGGTAGCGGTAATGACGGCACGGCTGTTGTCTACTTCGCGCTCTCAAAGCATACCGGCCACCCACTGATCATTCTGGACTGGGAAATCATCCAGATCAATTCCGATCTGCTGGTTACCTGGCTGCCGAACGTCTTCACGCAACTCGAGCACTACGCGAAGCTAACCAAGGCCCGCGCAGGATCGCTCGGCGCGTTCATTGAGGACAAGGCAAGCGGCATCACGCTAAATCAGCATTCCGCGCGAGTCGGCTGGCCTGCACAGCCAATCAGTGGAGATATCACCAGCATCGGGAAGGACGGTCGCGCAGTCGCTTCGTCTGGATCCGTCTATCGCGGAGAAGTAAAGCTCTCTGTCAATGCATTGGAAAAAGTTACGGAATACAAAGGCCAGACCAAGAATCATCTGGTGGCGCAGGTTTGCGGTTACCGCATTGGCGACAAAGACGCCCACAAGCGCGCAGATGATCTTGCAGACGGGTTTATGTATGGCGTAATTATTGGTCTGGGCGGCCCAGATGGTTTCTAACACACGGTATCCAAATGGCTGAAATCAAAGTAATGGGCTCGCAGTTGAGTTCAGCGCTCATGGATATTCTGTTGGCAGACGATATTGTTCCGGGGTCAGAGCCGTCGTATCAGCTTTGCAAGACGGTCTATGCGTTTCATCCGCTGGGCGGGAAGATCGTTGATGCGCCAATCACTCTGGCCATGAGCCAGAAGCGCAAGATATCAATTCCGAACAGCCCTGAAGAAAAGGTGCGGGAAGCGTTTGAGCGCAAATGGAAAGAGATTGGCGCCGACAACTACATTGCAAACACGGTTCGGCTTGGGCGCATGCAGGGTGCGTCTGCGCTTGTAATGGGGGCGAGGGATTTCGATAATGAAAAAATTATTCCTCCCGAGAACCTGTCAAAGCTGGATTTGTATTTCAACACGCTGGACTCATTGAATACCGCGGGAAGTCTCGTCCTCAACCAGGATCCAAACGCTCCGGACTTCCAGAAGCCCACGATCATCACCGCTGCTGGGGAGAAATATCACCCGTCGCGCACCGTCGTGTTCTTCAACGAACAGCCGATCTACATTGAGTACACGGCCTCGGCATACGGCTATACGGGCCGCTCGGTCTATCAGCGCGCCCTGTATCCGCTGAAAAGCTTCGTGCAGTCGATGATCACCGACGACATGGTGACTCGCAAGGCCGGGGTACTAGTCGCAAAGATGAAGCAGGCGGGATCGATCGCTGATCGGGCAATGGCTGTGCTTCAGGGTGTCAAGCGCAATGTGGTCAAGGAAGCGCAGACCAACAACGTTATCAATATCACTCCCGAAGAGGATATCGAAACGCTGAACATGACGAATACCGACACCGCGATGACGACGGCTCGGAAAAACATCCTGGAAAACATTGCCGTCGCGACGCCGATGCCGGCCAAGTTGTTGAATTCCGAATCGTACGCAGAAGGATTTGGTGAAGGCACGGAAGACGCCAAGGACGTAGTTCGCTACATCGAGGGATTCCGCGAGGGCATGAATCCGCTGTACGAGTTCTTCGACAGAATCGTGATGCGGCTGGCGTGGACCGAAGAGTTCTTCGAAACAGTCAAGGCCGAGGTACCGGAATACAAGGGCAAGTCGTACAACGAAGCCTTCTACGATTGGGCCAATGCATTTTCCGCTGAGTGGCCATCCCTTCTGGTCGAGCCGGAGTCGGAGCAGGTCAAGGTCGAGAAGATCAAATTCGAAGCGCTGACGGCCGCCCTTGAAGTCCTGTTGCCAGTTGCCGATCCGGAGAACAAGGCGCGCATGGTTGAATTTTTCGCGAACAACATGAACGAGTCCAAGAAGTTGTTCCCCAACCCTCTCGTGCTGGATTACGTGGCTCTGGCGGACTATGTGCCGCCCGCCCCGGAGATTGAGCCTAGCGAGTCGCATCCGAAAAACATCTGATGGCTACCTTCTTCGAAACCGTCACTGCAGCCATCAAGGATTTCGAGGAAAACGGGTTCGATAGCGTCGAGCGCCTGACCTACTGGACAGACAGGATTCGTCGCGCTGCGGCCGAATCGTTGACGCCCGAACACGTCCTCGAAGATACGCTCAAAAAAACATTGAGCGGAATATACAGGCGGATGATCGATGACGGCCAGATCCTCAAGACGCACATCGGTATTTCTCGATTCACGGTCGATCGTCTCAAGCCAAAGCTCCGCACAGAGTTAGACCGCCGCATGATGGTTTCGCGTTCGCTCATCAAACTCAATCGCGAGGCAATGATCGAGAAGACGACCCAGCGCTTTTCTGGCTGGGCATCGTCGGTGCCTGTTGGCGGAAGTCGGGCGGTCGAGGTTAAGGATGTGAAGGAAAACATCCGGAAAGCGCTCACCTCGCTTCCTTTCGAGGAAAGGCGATGCGTCATCGACCAGTCGGCGAAATTCGTTTCGAGCCTGAACGACATCATGGCGACGGACGGCGGAGCAATCGCTGGACGTTGGCATAGTCAGTGGCGCCGACCGGGATATCAGTACCGCAAGGATCACAAAGAGCGCGACCAGAAGGTCTACGCGATCCGCGGCAACTGGGCGATTGATAAAGGGCTGATGAAAGCCGGTCCGGACGGGTATACCGACCAGATCACCAAGCCGGCCGAGGAAGTGTTTTGCTCCTGCTCATATCAGTTCCTCTACAACATCCGTGATTTGCCTGACGGCATGGTGACGGCCAAAGGGCGTGAATCGCTTGCTGCGGCGCGCGCAAAGATTGCGGCAATGACGAGATAAATATGGCCGAAACCAATGAGACCGATCGCAACGTGATGCATGCCGCCGGCACGCTGATTGTCGCAGACGGCTCAGTCCTGTTTCTTCGCCGCGGGCCAGGTGGAGATCATCCGGGTGAATGGGCGTTCCCCGGTGGCGGTGTAGAGGCGGGAGAATCCCCCGAAGATGCTGCGCGCCGCGAGACCATGGAAGAGGCTGGCTACGAGCCCCACAAGCTGATCCAGATAGTCAAAGCCAGCGACGGTGCCGTTGAATTCACCACGTTCTACCACGAGTGTCGGCCATTCGATGTTGCGCTGAGCGACGAGAGTACGGAATTCGTTTGGTCGCCGCTTGGCTCATGGCCCGAACCGCTGCATCCCGGCTGCCGCTTCGTGCTCGAGTCCGACGCGTTCAAGGCGATCCGCAAAGCGCACATGACCGAGACGGAGCTCGCGCGTGCGATGGTCGCGGGCGATTATTCATCGCCGCAGTTCTTCGTGAACATGTGGATGTTCGATATCCGCATCACGGGCACGGGCACATCGTATCGGTCGAAGGACGAGGAATACGTCTTCCGCCCACCGGAGGAATATCTCAACGATGAATTCCTGGCGCGCTGCAACGGCCTGCCGGTCATCGTTGACCACCCCGAGAACGCGAATCTGAATTCGGAAGAGTTCAAGAAACGTGCTGTCGGTTCGGTCATGTTGCCCTACATCAAGGGCGACGAAGTGTGGGCGATCGTTCGCATCTACGACGAGGCAACCGCGACCCTGATGTCGCAAGAGCAATTGTCCACATCGCCCAACGTCGTATTTCGAAATCCGAAGCTGGAAAACACCGTTGTAACCCTCGACAACGGCGAGAAAGGTCTTATTGAGGGAAACCCAAAACTGCTCGACCACATCGCGATCTGCGAGGTTGGCGTGTGGGACAAGGGCGGTCCGCCAACTGGCGTATCTACCACCAACGTTCAGGAACCTGAGATGACTGAAGAAGAGCGTAAGGCCAAGGCAGACGCCGAGGCGAAGCAAGAACTCGAAGCGAAAGCCAAGGCCGACGCTGAGGAGGCGGCTAAGGCTGATGCGGAAGAAAAGTCGAAAGCCGATGCGGAGAAGTGGGACAAACTGATGTCGGCTGTCGATTCGCTCAAAGACGACATGTGCAAACGCATGGACGCCTTGGAAGGCAAAAAGGCCGACTCAATGCCTGCCGAAGAATTGCCGGTTGCAGACAAGAAGGCTGATTCGGAGAAGGAAGCCGAAGAAAAGGCGAAGGCCGACGCCGAGGAAAAGGAAAAGGAAGAGGCAAAGGCCGATGCAGCCAAGCGTGAAAGCGCCCTACTCGATCGCGTGAATCAGCTCGAGAAGATGCTGGTCCAGACGGCGCAACTGACGCCGAAGCCCCTCACCGATGCCGACCATGCCGCGTTCGCCGATGTGCAGGCGAAGGCCGATGGTCTGTACAACGCGTTTGGCAAGCAGGCTGCGCGTGCGCTCAACGGTGAAGACGTGCTCGCCTATCGCAAGCGCCTCGCTGCTCCGATGAAATCGCATAGCGCCGCGTGGAAAGACGTCGATCTGAGCAAGTTGGACGCGGCAGTGTTCGACATCGCTGAAACGGCCATCTACGCAGATGCCATGGACGCCGCGGTTCGCCCGGTCGGCTCGCCCGAAGGCGGTCTGCGTGCAGTGACCAAGGACACCGGCACCGGCCACCGCGTCACGACGTTCTACGGCAAGCCGAGCGACTGGATGGATGACTTCCGGGCGCCGCGCATGAAAGCCGGACTTCGAAAGAGCCACTAAGGCTCGTAGTCGCCAACATGAGGCCCGCCACTGTGCGGGCCTTTCTCATTTCTGGATAGGAAAATCATGGCATTGAATACGCCTTTCTACCCGTACGCGACCACGAACGCCGCAGGCTCGTTCTCCGTACAAAGCGCAGGTTACGTGCAGGGCGTCTACCAAGACGAGCCGGCGATTCGCTATTCGCTGGCATCCGGCACCCTGTCGCCCAGCGCAACCGGCCCGATCTGGGGCGGCATGGCAATCTCGGAAAGCATTGCGCCGGCATCGGGCTATGACCGCACGCTGGGCGGCACGATCGTTCCGGCAACTGCCGTCTCGAACATCACCGGCTTCTCGGTGTTCAACAACGCTTACTCGATGGTCGGTTCGCCGTCGAGCCCCGTTCCGCTGGCAGGCAACGCTGGCGCATCGGTGGCGTTCTTCCGCATGGGCTGCGGCATCCGCATCCCGGTCGCAATGGATCCGTCGCTCGTCTCGCTCGACGGCAGCCTGATTACCACGCAAGTATCGTGGGACTTCAACAACCAGGTTCTCCAGCCGTATGACGCATCGACCGCGACGTATTCGATCACGTCGCAGACGGCCACGTTCGCGAGCGGCGTCTGGACTGTCGCAGTTGTCATGGCCGCGGCCTCCCCGGTTGCCGGCGTGGGTGACTTCATCAACATCAGCGGCGCGACGAACACGGGCACGGGTGGTGCAGCGCTTGTGAATGGTAATCAGACCATCACCGCCTTCACTGACAACCAGCATTTCAGCTATCAGGTCACCGCTCCCTCGGGCGCCATCGGCACGATCGCTGGCACCCAGGTGCTGAACTACGGCACGGGCGCCCTGCCGGTGAAGATCCTCGACATCAATGCTGGCAACAGCATGACCGTTATCTACAACGCCACCACTGGTGCGGCTACCTGGAATCGCCAGGGTTATGCGGCCCTTATCCAGATCTAAGGACAGAACATGGCCAATATCGTAGCCGCACAAATCCGGGTCAATCCTCACTACGAGATCCCGGAAATCCTCCTGCCGTACCAGCAGGCATCGGGCGCGTTCGATCTGATCGCAACCGGTGACCCGCTCGTTCGCTTGGGTGAAAACGACCTTGCTGTCTACATGAAGCGCATGGACGTCCGCACCGAAGTTGCGACGAGCCAGTTCGCGCCGAACCAGTTGCCGAGCTGCACGGTCGTGTACAGCGAAATCAGCACGCCGACGTACCTGATCCAATCGCGCGCCGAATATGATCACCACGACACGGCTGCTCTCGGCCGCGTCGGCGCATCGACCGTCGAAGCGCACCGTCTCGCCATGCGTCAAGGCACGTTCCAGCAACAGCGGAACCTGCTGCTCTACGGCGCCAACCCGGCGAACGGCGAAGGCCTGCTGAACACCCCGGGTGCCACGGCACTCAACCTGCCGGCCGACTCGAACGGCAACACGACCGTCGTGACGTACGACAACGGTCAGTTCGCTCTGTTCCTGTCGCAAACGATCGGCGCGATCAAGTTCCGCACGAACCAGATGGGCATGCCGGCGAAATTCTCCATCACCACGACTCAGCGCGTGCTCGAGAACATCAGCTACAACGTCGTGCAGTTGACCCAGTTCCAACGCTCTGGCGCTGGTACGGATTCGGGGCGCGGCCTGGTCGACAGCGTGCTGGACAGCAACGAAGACGAAATCACGTGGTCGTGCGATGACACGCTGATCGGCAAGGGCGCTGGCGGCACGGATCTGATCATCATCTCCATGCCGGAAGTGAAGAAGCCGAAGGGCGGAAAGATCAACACGAACGCGTTTGCTGAACTCACCCCGGGTTCTTCGGCCTGCTCGCTGCAGTTGGTGGACCGTGCCGCGCCGACCGAAATCATGGCTCCCCTCCCCCGCGGCGCTGTCGACGTCGTGTCGGAATTGCGCAGCACGTCGGGTTGGGCGGTCCGTCCGGAAGCGCTGACGCTTCTGTCGGTGCAGTACCAGTAATCGGTTAGCCATGCGGATAGGTTGCGCAACTGACAAGCACGCCCCCTGTCGTGTTTCCGCATGCTTCAACACAGGGACAACTTCAACAGGGAATAGTCATGTCTAAATTGTTCATTGCGAACTGCAGCAAGCAAACGTTCGAGATTCATTACTGGGTAGAAGGCTCACCGAACAAACCGGTCGTTACCAAGATCCGGCCGGGTGCCCAGGAAAACATCTATCCGCAAGGCAATCGGGTCGACCATCAGCGCATCGTCGATCAGCACAAACCGTACGGGATGATTCCGGTGTCGGAGGTGGATCGCCACGACGGATTCGTCGGCCAGTGCTACCAGTTCGATACACCCATCCCGCTGGATCGACTTCAGTCGACGATGAAGCGCAACGAGGAAGACCTCTATGCGGAGGCGCAGGAGCGCCGCAAGGAAGCTGCCGCTGCCACGGACGATACCGTCCGCCGGGCCGCGCAGGAATCTGAAATGAAGGTCGGCAACTTCGAGGTCGAAATCACCGAAGTGGAGCAGAAAGGTGTCGACCAGAAGGTGCATGAAGTCATTACCGTGAGTGCGGACGCTCCACAAGAACCCCGTCGCCGCGGTCGTCCCCGTCGTAACTAAGAGGCCTTATGAGCACGCCCTGCTTTCCCCCGCTTCCCGGCATGGGCGCGCTTGCCCCTTGGCAGACGCAGACGAAACCGAATGTGGCCGATCTGGCGACGTTCCTGCAGACCATCGCAGGCATCCCGATCACCGCCCTTCCGGCAGATAGCCCCTACATCCCTTGGGCTCTGAGTTACGCAGAAGAGAAAACGCTGCTGGTGCTGTATCTGATTGGCCAGGATTACTACTGCTTCGCAGTCTATCTGCTGGCGACATCCTTCCTGATTAACTGGTGCCCAGACCAATCGGGGCAGACGTATTTTCAATGTCTTCGCAAGCAATGGAATCTCACTGGCTTTGTGGGCGGCACAGTTCAGGCCACCGCCGACCAAGGTACGTCCGAGTCTCTGCTGGCACCTGAATTCCTGAGCGGCCTGACCCTGGGTCAACTTCAGGCCTTAAAAGATCCATTCGGCCGGCAATGGCTTGGAATGATGCAGGACAACGGGCCGATATGGGGCATTTCCTAAGGTGACATATGGCAGCCGCCCGCGACTTCGCTGCAGCGCAGAATGAAGGTGGTGGAAGCTATTCTCCTCCGCAAACCGTCACCAGATCCTCGCCAGCGCGCATCACATTGCATCTCGGCGTCGTGGATGTGCCTTACGCAAACGAAGCAAAAAACACAAAAATCCCTCAGGCAAAGAAGGGCAAAGCGAACAAGCCACTCAAGGTCAAGTCGTCCGGCATCACCAAAACAACCGGCGACGTCGCCGAAATTCTCGAAGCCAAGTACGGGATCATGGAAGCATTCGTGCTCTGGCGAATGCCTGATATCGCAAAGTCCCTGGAAGATTCCATTGCCGGCGAACTTGAAACCCTTCTAATGGGTGGGCGGACGTCGAGCAACCCATTCAAGAGCGCCGAGTCGGCCATCGAGGCGATGTTCAAGAACTTCCTCGGTAGCGGCGAGGTAGAGCATTCTGGTCTCGTCGGCGTGCCAACACAGGCCGCGCTAAACGGCGTCAACCATCGGTTAGCGCATCCGTACGCCAAAAGCAATCCGCGGCGCGAGTCGTTCATCGATACGGGCGGATATCAGACCCACTTTAAAGCCTGGGTGGGCTAATGCCATCTATCGCAGAAAGCTTCGACTCGCAGTCCCAGTTGGCGAGCGGTCTCGCGGAGGCAGTTAGTACGCTTTCGCTGGACCAGACAATAAGTTTCATGCAGTACACCAAGAGCACGCTACCGCTTGATGGATATGTGTTCTACGTGAACACGGGTGTCATCACCACCGTTAAAGGGTCGCTGCATTACGCGACTGACCGGCAGCAGAACGAAGACGAGACAATCGACGTCAACCGTGTGATCTTTACCGGCCTCAGAAAAATTGACGCGTTTAATCTTTGCGCGCCAGACGATCTATTCATTGGTGAATTTCAGGGCGTCAGATTCGCATTCAGTGCCCGCGGGTCGTTCTATGAGCAGGCGAACCTGTTTCATTACGTCGGCAATGCCGTCTACCCGGCCCTCGCGTCCCAGTTGGTTGATAGTGCGGCGGACTTGCCGCTCGGACCGATCGTATCGAACAGTCTGCCTATCTGGCTGACGCAGAACAGCTTCGCCCCGGTCTACGCGTCGTATCTCGTTCCCGCGAATGTGCAGCCGCCCTACATCACCGCACACGTAGAGCCAACACTCACGGATACGCCATCCTTCCCCATCCTGACATGGCCAGGAACGACCGAGCCGAACTCTGGCGCATCGCCTCTACATCTGTTGCCCAGTTCGCAACTCATGCGCGACCGGGTAAGACTCACGCTGTACGGATTCAATAATCAGTCCGCGATCCAGTTTTACGTTTCGTTGATTGACTACTCGCTGAATACCGACAACTTTGGCTTTGGGAACTCACCGGCCATCCGCGACGAAAAGCGAACGCAGGTTGAGATGGCCGTCATCGCCATGAAAAAGACCATCGACATTGACGCCTGGTATTACCAAGGGACGGCCGATGCACTCGCAAGACGCCTGATTCTCTCGGCCGGATTCTCTTCCATCACCACTTCCTAGCGGGCATTCGCTCGTAGACAAACCAGCCCGCCTTGAGCGGGCTTTTTCATTTCTGGAGCCCTACATGCCCCAAGGCCCTTTGCAAGCAAACGTAGCAATCAACAGCACCGCCACGCCGAAAACGTCTGCACCACTTCAACTTGATGGCAGCGGCAATCTTCTGGTCGGCAACGGCTCCCAGAACAAACTGAACATCACAGCAATCAACGCCGTGAAAGTCGGCGCTGGTCGTGTCTGCAAGGTAACTGTCATCACCGCCGCGACCGCAGGCAACTTCGCAGTTTATGACATCGCCACAACTGGTGCCGCAGCCACTGCCAACGCAATCGTGAAGCTTACGGCTTCCTGGCCCGCAGCAGGAACCATCCTCCCCCTCGATTTCCCCTGTCTCGCCGGCATCGTTGTCGACCCGGGTACGGGCGGGCAAGTCGCCGTGTCGTTCGATTAATCTGCGGAGCCCGCCCATATGGCAACAACCATCACCCCAACGATTGTTACGGTCAATACGACTGTAACGGTCGCGCCTACGCCTTCACAGCTCCAGCAGAGCGGTGCGATGATTTCGGTGGGCGGCACATCCCTGGCCACGGGTACATATCAGTATTGCGGTCAGCTTTCAGCGTTACAAGGCATCCTGCTTTCGAGTGGCAGCGGCAATTACGTCGAACTCAATAACATGGGAACGACGTTCTTTGCGCAAGGCGATACGGTCGGCACCTATGTTCTGGAACTCGGTACGCAGGGGACTGCGGCAGCGGGAATCGCAGCGCTTCAGGCGTGGATCACAAGCAACCCTGGCGTCTTCTATTCCTATCTTGTCCCCGCCGCATGGGACAACGCAGCCAATCAAGTTGGCAGCATCCAGATCACAAGCGGCGGATCTGGTTACACCGCTGCACCCACGGTGACATTTGCAGGCGGTGGCGGCGGATCGGGCGCGGCCGGAACAGCAGTCATCCAGGGTGGATCGGTTGTCTCGGTGACGATCACCAATCCGGGAACTGGCTACACAGCCACGCCTACGATTACGTTCTCCGCGCCAACGTCGGGCACGACCGCTACAGGCACCGTAACACTTGCCTCTGCGCTGGCAGTCCTCGTTTCGAACTACGCGAGCCCGACCGGGAAGACGTATTTCTTCGTGACGACGACGTCGACGAACATTGTCAACTATGCGCCGAACAAAAGCGCGTACGCGCGCGTGGCTAGTCCGACTGCAGTATCGACTGAGTTCCAGGCGGCGACGGCTTTCTATCAGTGGCTCAACAACCGGCCTGCAGCCAACAACAAATTGGCGCCGATGGCATACCGCTTTGCTTTCGGCGTCACGCCGTGGGCGAAACCGGGAAATGGCGCGACCATCAATACGGTCCTGACCAACTACGGCAACGTCATTCTGACTGGCTCAGAAGGTGGCATCTCCGACGCGTGCGAGTTCAAGGGCACGCTGATGGATGGGTCGCAGGCCAGTTGGTGGTACGGCATTGACTGGTTCCAGATTCAGGTGAAGCAGGCAATGGCGGCTGCGATCATCAATGGCTCGAACCAGCAACCTCCTCTGCTGTACGACCAGCCGGGCATTAATGCCCTGCTTGCCGTCGCAGAACAGGTTGCCGCGAATGCCGTTACGTTCGGGTGCGCGTTGAGCATCACTGTTACCGCAATCCCGTTTGCAACCTACACCACCGAAAACCCGAATGACTACAAAGCCGGCCAGTACGGTGGCTTTTCTGCGACTGCGGTCGGTCAGAACGGTTTTCTCACAATCACCTTCCAGCTCGACGCGGTTGAGTTCGCATAAGGAGCCTTAGATGGCAACCAATCCAATGGTCGCTCAGGGCGTCCTCAATCGTGTCCGGTGCTCAGTTGTTGTTCCAAACTTCACGAGCCTGAACATCACAGCGCCTTATATGGGCCGGTCGTTTGCCAAGATCGAATTCGAAGGCAACTTCGTAGAACAGATCGGCACGGGCACGGGTGCGGTCAATTCGCCTGAGCCGTATGTCTTCGCGACGGTGACGGTCGGCTTGCTACGCACCCAGGCGCTGGCCGCCAACTGGGCGGCACAGTTTCAGACCAACAGCGGAATCGGCCCGATCACGATCCATAGTGATACGTCGGCCTTCCCGCCGATCACCGTTTCGAATGCCGTCATACGCCATCTGGATCCCGGTGCTTATGACGGTACGGATCCGGTGGTAAGGCTGGCGTTGCGCGGTGAGTTCTACATCAACAACGATCTCTGGTCCTACGCCTAAGATCGATCATCAAGCCGCGGCTAGGATCGTACGCCCGAACGCCAGCCCCTTACTGGCTCGCCGCGGCTCCTTTCTAGGGGCTGATTGAAGGAATCAGGATGCAGATCAACGAAGCGCTCAACCTCGCTATTCCGATCGTATCGGAGCGCGTGACGGAAAAAATCGAGGGAAAGGATGTCTCAAAAGAGATCGTCCGGGTGTGGGGATATTCCACACCAATCTCGCGTGAAGTATTTGAAGCGAACTACCGGATTCTCGCAGCGACCAAATCGGCGCTTGCCAGCAAGGGCGTTCACTATCTGATGAACGCGGGACCCCGTATCGCCGCTCTTACCCTCAAGGATGAGGCGCATAAAGACGCCGAATCCCGTGGGCAGTACGACGATCAGGGCAATGTGGTGAGTTCGGCTGACGCATTCCTCGCAGAGATAAAGCGCCTGACAAATGTGCTTTGCCCGGGACCGTCAGGGTGGGATCTGTTGCCGGTCGATACCGCGATCTCGAGCGGGAAAGTCGATGCGGAGGACTGGGCGGAGGCGCTGTCAGGCATAGTTTTTTTTACCTGCCACCAGACGCTGGCGAAGAAGGCAGATCGCAAGCGGGTGTCGCAGTCGACAGCTTCGGTCCTGAATGGATCGACTACATCCTCCACGCCTATGGAATTCGTCGCTTCCTTGCCGAACTCGATGCCGGTTACGCCTTCCAGGGCGGTGGTGTCGTCGGTTCCCTCCTGAGGTATATCGCTGCCGAGGGGTTCCAGGAGGCGTTCGGGAGACATGATTTCCAATATCGATCGCCGCGTGAATATCGCGAGCGGTACATTCTCGAATGTCTGAGGGGTTCCCGTGACGGCTAAGTCAGTCATTCAGGTTGATATCGATCCAGAAGGCAATTTCAAGGCCTTCTACGATATGTACAAGGAATACGAGGATCAGGTCGAGAAGTCCGCGGGCGCGTGGAAAGAAATGTCAGGCGCCATCGATGACGCGGAGGGGCCGATGGAGGCACTTCTCGACTTAGCGGGGAAGAATGCCGACGCGGCGACGATCGCCGCATATCAGGCCAATGTGATCGCCAAAGAAATCCGGCAGGCGTCGATGGCGAATGCCGCCCTCCTTGCGGGAGTTAAATCGGGCGCGAAAGCCCAAAAGGAATTCTCCGACGAAGCGAGCCGCGGCGCCAAGTCGTTCTCGAAGATGGCGAAAGATAGTAAGGATGTAGCCCACTCTATTTTCGGTATCGGAAAATTCCTGCTGAAACTTGGCGCGATCGGCGGCGGCATCGCCGGTCTCGGCGGAATCATCAGTGCAATCAGTCTGAAGGACCTCGCCCAGTCTGCGGTGCAGACACAAAGCGGCGCGCGCGCACTTGGCATCACACCCGGGCAGTTCAAGGCTTTTGACCAGGACTTTTCGAGGTATGTGAACCCCGGGTTGCTCAATAGCGTCGCAAACGCGCAGAACAGCTTTCAGGGGCAGGTATGGCTTGGTCATGCTGCTGGTATGGGGTTGGGCCAGGTGTCGTCGTCCTCGCCCGACCAACTCGCCGTCCAGTTGGCGCTTAAGGCGCATGACTGGTGGCAGAAGACGCCCGCTTCCATGCGGACGTCGGAAAACCTTTCTGCGACTGGATTTACTCAATCCGGGCTCGGTCTCGAGGATGTTCGGCAACTCGGCAACACGCCCCGCTCGGAGTTGGAGCGCGCGCAGGCCGAATACCAGAAGGATCAGAAGTCATTCAACGTCAGCGACAAGAACACAGACGCCTGGTACGAATTCCTTCGCCAGTTGAAGTCTGCCGGCAACATGATTGAGACCGATCTGACGAACAGATTGGCCACGCTCGCGCCGTCTCTGAAGGATTTCGCGGACACGCTGTCAAAAGACGCGAAGATTCTAATCGACAACATCCTGACGCCATCCAACGTCAAGGCGCTTGCCGATGGGATTAACGACGTCTCCAGTTACCTTGGATCGTCGCAATTCAAGCAGGACATTAAAGATTTCGCGGGGCTGGTCGGGCTGATCGCCGAAAAGATGCGCGCCGCAGCGCGATTTTTGGGGATCGATACCGGGCCTGCCGCAAACTCAGGTGGATCGCGCGGATCGAATTCCGCGCCTTCCATCGCATTGGATCCCGGACTCGATCCCGATCAGGTGCAGCGAGAGACGCATGGACGCGTAACCGGCTATGGTGGTATATCGAGCGTCGACAAGGCGCTTGGTTATGCGCGTCACTTCCTAACGATGCCGCAGCACCCTACAGGACCAAATGCAAACCCGAGGGCGGCAGATGAGGCCAAGAATCTATTAGCAGCCCTTGATGCAAAGAATAGCCTCCCTCCTGGCACTCTGGAGGCAATCTGGTCGAAGGAATCCAGCGAGGGAAAGAACCTGGTCGGCCCAGTTCTTCGTAATGGCGACCAAGCTATTGGCGATTTCCAGTTCACATCCGCTACTTGGAAAGATTGGGGTAAAAACGGAGATCGATTCAACTTCAAGGATGAGGCGAACGCGGCGGGCTCTTATATGTCCTCTTTGCAGAATCGATACAAGGGCGATATTGGAAAAGCATTGGCTGCCTACAACTGGGGGCCTGGCAATATAGATAGAGCTTCCGCAAATGGCAAGAACTGGCAAAGTAGTTTGCCGCCAGAGTCTCGCGACTACATCGCCAAAATTACGGCGGCTCTCGCCAAGCGCCAGGCAGTCAACGTCAAGGTGACGGTCGATAACAAGACGGCGGCTCGCGTCGCTGTGCAAGCAAATGCGGCAGCCCAATGAGCCTTTCTAACACCATATCGTCTGGTTTCCGCTCGATATACGACCTGTCATTTCAGGTCTCGCCAATCATTCTGAATGGCGGCATTGTGGCAGGCACGCTGGGTGGCATGATGCCCATTATTGGGCTCGTCGGGCAACTTGGTTCGTTTGCGCAAGGGGCACTCTCGAGCGGCGGGCTAAGCGATGACGATTTCTTCGCCAAGTTTGTGCCCATCCCGGGCGGAACCATTATCAGCAATGCTGTAGGGACATACCCGTTTGCTAATCAGCAGGTGGCGGGTAACGCGATCATCCAGCAGCCGAAAAATATCTCGCTGTTGATGATCGCGCCGGTGAAAGATGCGGGCGGATATCTGACCAAGCTCGCCGTCCTGACGTCGCTCCAGAATTCCCTTGAGGCCCACAGTAACGCGGGTGGCACCTATCACGTCATCACGCCCGCATTCCCGTATCTGGACTGCGTTCTAACCGGTATGACCGACGTGACGAGCGGCGAAGGAAAGCAGCAACAGATCATGTGGCAACTGGATTTCGTGAAGCCGCTGATCACGCAACAGGCAGCAAGTGCTGCGCAGAGTTCATTGATGAGCAAGCTGTCCGGGGGCGCGCAGGTCGGTGCTCCTGCTTCGGGTTCCATCTGGTCGAGCGCTGCCGCCGCGGTTGGGTCTGCGGCGCAAGGGGCCGTGCAGAACGTTACCAGCATGGCAGGCGTCGTGAATACGTTTCTGGCATCTCCCTTATGACTACGCTGATCCCGTTTCAGCCATCGAACAACAGCGCCCCGCCATTTCAGACCATTTTCACGCTGGATGGTGCTTCGTACGCAGGCTCGGCGACATGGAACATTACCGCTCAACGGTGGTATCTAACGCTCGTTGACCAGAATTCGAACGTGGTGTGGCATGGGGCGCTCGTCGGCTCTCCTTTAACGGCGAACATCTATCTGGCGCCCGGCATATTCTCGAAGTCCACCCTGCTCTACCGGGAAGACTCGGGTAACTTCGAAGTCAATCCCTGAATGAGATATTACGATATCACCGTCACTCCGGTTGGGGGCACAACCCCCTTCAGGCGGTGGACGTCGCATCCGAACGGGATTTTCGACCCGGGCGCGCTTAACGTCGAGTTCGATATTCCGATCGTAGGCTACGGAACCCCAATGGGCGGCCAGTCGGTGACCGTTGAAGGGGTTCCGCTTCAGGACCTGTTGCAGGCGTATCAGTTTGGCCCGCAGGTGGTCGACGGGGTCCAGCAGCCGGGCATGATGTTCTCGATGAAGGGCGGTATGCAGGCTGGCCTACCGCTTGCAAACCCCACGCAGGCCGGAATCATTACTGCGGGCCAGATATTCCAGTCCTTTGGGAACTGGGAAGGCACGGAAATGACGCTTGATTTCGTGCTCAACCCTGCACAGTACAGCCTGGACCTGCCGGGTAATATCGTTCTGAACTGGACCGCGAATACGCTGCTGTCGCAGGCCCTGCGTGAAACGCTTTCCGTCGCTTATCCGGACCTTCCGCTGTCGATCAACATTAGCGATCAACTGGTTCAGAATCACGACGAGATTCATTTCTGCTCGACGCTGGACCAACTCGCGCAGGTTCTGACCGAGATCACGCAAGGCAACTTTCTGGGCTCGTCTTACCCTGGAGTGAGTATCACGATTCAGGGTGGGAAACTGTTTGTGCTCGACAGTACATTCACGCCCAATACGGTTCAGTTGGCCTTCACCGATTTCGTTGGCCAGCCTACCTGGATCGCGCCGAACGTCATGCAGATCAAGCTGGTGATGCGAGGCGATATTCAATTGGGTACGACGTTGAAGATGCCGCTGGGCTTGCAGAATAACCCGGGCATTGTCCTCACATCGGCTTCGTCAATGCCATCGAGCCTGAAATACAAATCCTCGTTCCAGGGGAATTTTCTTGTGAACGAACTCAGGCAGGTCGGCAATTACCGATCTCCGGATGGGGCGTCGTGGGTAACGATAGCAAACTGTTCTGTGGCGGAAAGTTAAGATGGCAGACAACTTCGCCAAACTGTGGCTCCAGAAGACGCTTAACCAGACAGCCATCAATCGCGCTGGTCAGGCGATCGAGAGCATGGGGCGCGCACTGCCGTGCCGGGTGACCAAGGTGTCTGGCCAGATAGTCACTGTCGAATTCGAGATGGATACGTCACCGTGGACGCTGAAGCCCATCACGATCCCCAAGGCCGAGGGCCCGTGGATCATCGCCTCCACCCAGGTTGGTGATACTGGCTTCACCGTGCCAGCAGACGTTTATCTGGGTGGCGTCTCTGGTCTGGGCGGTGGTACGGCAAATTTCCTGCGCCGCGGCAATCTCTCGGCGCTGGTGTTTTGTCCGGTGGGTAATGTTGACGTCACGCCGATCGACCCCAACGCCACGCAGGTTCAGGGTCCGAATGGGACGATTCTCAGAACTACCGAGGGCGTCACATCGTCAGTGGTGACAAATAAGGAAGGGACAACGATCACTTTTGGGTCAACATCGCTAATCGTGAATGCGGCCGGGATCACGCTAACTGTCGACGGTCAAACCTTTACATGGGGTGGTTCTACGGCTGTGTCAACGCTTCCGATCGAGGCACCTGATGTCATCCTGCCGAATGGCGCGGTAAATGGCCATATTCACCCTGGGGTTCAGACGGGGACCGGGAATACCGGCACGATGACCGGTTAGCCATGATTCCACCATGCGCCAACGCTCGCGATGAGCTTCACGGCAATACCAAGCAGCAAGACTGCCGCCGAGATGGCGCCGTGGTGATTGAGGAAAAAGATCGGCGAACTGAGGATGAGAAACCATCCGACAACGGACATCGCCTTGTATTGCTTACCGGTCTTCTGAATCGTCTGTGTCATGGCTTTTCTCCCGTTCCTCGAAGTCATCTGGATTAAATCTTGGGCAGAGATCGCAGTATTTCTCGACGCCCTCTGCCTGTATCTGGTCTCGTATTGACGACGGATGATATTCCTGCGCCTGCCACCATTGCAACATGTGTTTGCAGGGGAATAGATATCTCCCCTCGTCCGAGTGCGCGGTTATGTGTCGAAACGCTGGATGAATGTGATCCATCTTGATCAGCGAAACGATCGGGTAATAGGGGCTATCGATGGTCCGGTGGCAGTGCGCCCGGTAATCGGTTGACAGACACGACTCAATGAAACATTCCAGCACGGACTCCAGGTAATAAGCATTCTCGAGCGAGCCGATAATCATCCGGCCATTGGCATAGAAATGTGTGCCAGTCCAGCCGCGAATATAGTGAACGAGATCAATTGCCTTGAGCGCGCCATCCAGACTTGGCAGGAACCCGGCCACATACACAGTGAGGGGATCCAGATCACGCTCCACGAACAGGTCTGCGGAGCGCGCCGAGTGAAGAGCCAGAGGAAATGCCCCTGATCTGCTGCGAACAAAGGCGGCTATCAGTAGATATTCCTTCGAAAATTTATCAAGACCGCCCGGTGCGAACAGATTCGCCGGCAGGTTATCTGGGTTTGTCATCGGGATTCTCTAATGCGTACATGGGGCAAGGTCTACAACGAGGATGGTAGCTATACTTGGGTCAAGGTAACGACCGACGCCAATGGCTACAACGACAATGTCTATCTGACTGCATTGGCCCAGTGCCTGAAACTCAACCTGAACGAAAGCCCTTTTTATGCCAATTACGGCATTCCGGCGTATCAAACGGTTGTTACACAGGTCTACCCCGATTTCTATGTGGCGCAAACTCAAACGCAGTTTGCCCCCTACTTCGCTTCGCTCGCCATAACAAGAGTCCAGGGTTCCAATCCTCCCGTTTATAACGTGCAGGCTGTGTCTCACAGCGGCGCCATCCTGAACAAGGTTATCGCGACGTAATCACGCTGTGACCTGCATTGCGGGTCTCATACAAATAAGTCCAGAGCCCGCCATGCGCGGGCTTTTTTATTGGCTAACGCAATGGCAACTAGCAGCTCAACAAGCGTCCCGTTGGTCATGTCAACTGCCGGCCCGGTGCCGACCGCACCAGCCACGTTGAATCAGGCGTTGATAACTGGCGTTGCCGCAACAAACCCCGACTACACGGCAAATTTGCCGGGCGGCCTGATCGAGGATATTGCCTCGACGGATACCGGTGCACTCGTGGCAATTGACCTCGCGCGCGTGGATGCGGTTAATTCGGTGACGCCTTATGGGGCGAACGCTTTCATTCTAGCCCAGCAGGGGGTCATGCTTGGCATTCCGCAGGGTACGCCAACCAACACGAATGTCTATGTCGTGTTCTCGGATAGTTCTGCGGTGGGCTACTTTATCCCGATCGGATTTGTCGTAAGCGATGGAGCGTTCCAGTACGTCATCCAGGACGGCGGCGTCATTCTGTCGGGCGGCTCGTCCGCGCCTCTCTATGCTGTTGCGCAGCAGAGCGGCACGTGGTCGGTTCCTGAGGGAACGGTGACGCAGATCATCACGTCATTGCCGACGCCATACAACACGACCATGACGGTTACCAATCCGGCAACCGGTACGCCGGGGGGCAACGCGGAGACTGTGCAGAGCTACCGGTCGCGCGTCATGCAGGCGAACCAGGTAGCTGGCGAGGGAACTCCTGCCTATATCAAGACCCTGCTTCAAAAAGTCCCGGGCGTAACACCCCGACTGGTGTCGATCCTTCAATCGACGTTTGGATGGGAAGTCATTTGTGGTGGCGGCGATCCGTACGCAGTCGCTGCGGCAATCTACGCTGGCACGCTCGATCTATCCACGATAGTTGGGTCGACCACGACGGCACGCAATATCACGGTGACGATCACTGATCCGCCAAACCAGTACAACATCGTCTATGTGAACCCGCCGCAACAAACGGTGACTGTCTCGGCGATCTGGAACACGACGCTGCCGAATTTTACCGCCGGCGCACAGGTCAACCAGTTGGCCGCCCCGGCAATCCAGAATTACATCAACAGTATCATCGTCGGACAGCCATTGAATCTGCTGGAAATGCAGAACGCTTTCCAGAGTGCAGTGGCCGGGGTATTGGCGACGAACAACCTGACGACGCTTACGTTCATCGTCACCATCAACGGCTTCGCTGTAACGCCAGAGGCCGGCACAAGCATCATTCTCAGTGACCCGGAAAGCTACTTCTTTGCGTCAGCGTCTGGCGTGACCGTTACGCAGGGGTAAGCCAATGCAGATTGAGTCCTTCCCGCTCCAGCCGGTCGTTCTGGGCAATTTCGTGCTTGGGACCAGTGAGCTTGGAGGCGTGCTTGCAACCGGCACCCTGCAGAACATCATCCAGTCTTATCTGTACCAGCAGTACTCCGATGATGACGACCTTCAGGCCTTCGTTGGCAGTTTCAACAGCCTGGCTCAAGGGTATCTCGACTGGTTTAACCAGACGCCTCTGAGCGTTTATACCTCGGCGAGTATCAATGGCCCGTTGCTCGACTGGATCGGTCAGGGCATCTACGGGATTCCCCGCCCGGTTTTATCCACCATCATGGCGCACTCATACGGGGCATACAACACCGTTCCGTACAACACTCTAGCCTACAGCCGGCGCATCCGGAAAAACTCCGGAACCGCGCAGGAGGCAAGCGACGACATCTACAAGCGCGTGCTCACATGGCACCTCTATCTGGGTGACGGTCGGCAGATGTCCCTGCAATGGCTGAGGCGTCGCGTGGCGAGGTTCCTGTTTGGCGCGAACGGGGCCGATATTCCGGTCGACTACCTCACACAGGTCAGCATTTCGCAGACCGCATTGGGGAACATCGGCAGTTTCAATTCCGCTCCGTACAACACGCAGGCCTACAACACACGAACCCGCCGACACGGCTTCGCGGCGCGATCCATCACGATCACCGTCCCGCTTAGTCAGGTCGCGCAGAACTTCCAGACGCTTCTCAACGAAGGCTATCTAGCCCTTCCCTTTCAGGTCAATTTCCGCGTCGTGCTGTCGTCCTGAAACCACTCTTCGATATCGCAAAGGCCGCCTAACCGCGGCCTTTTTTATTTTCCGGGTCAAACAATGACGATCTACGTCACCGCCAATAACGTCAGCACGACGCTTGCCGCCGCATCCAGTTCCAGTTCAACGACGTTCACGCTGGCTAGCAATGCCGGCCTGCCGACGCTGTCCGCCGGGCAGGTGATGCCGCTGACGTTGAACGACGCCGCTACTGGGCAAACCTACGAAATCGTCTATGTCACCGCCATCAGCGGCGTTACATTGACAGTTGTGCGCGCTCAGGAGGGGACCGGCGCGCAAAACTGGAACGTGGGCGATTTTGCGTTTTGCGCGCCAACTGCTGGAACAGTGGCCGACGTCAACGGCAACCCGAATAACGTCTTCCAGGTGGCACCCGCTACGCTGCCAACGCAGGCGTCTCAGTTCTCCCAGGTTGTCGGGATCGCTGGCAGCGCCGTCAACCTGAAATGCGTCACGACGGCTACTGGCACTGCGCTACCCTACTCCGCAGATCAGATTCTCGTCGCCTCGGCTCTCAACGGCCTGACCTACGCCCTCCCGAGCTTTAACGTCTCGATCAGTGCGCTGGATACGGGAGCGCTGGCAGCAAACTCGTACTACGCCGTCTATGCGTATCTGAAAAGCGACGGGACGCAGGGTGGCTTCCTGCAGCTTGAGCCGGCTGGTGGCGCTCCTACGGTATATGGTGGAACGCATGCGCCGGCTAACATGATCGCGTCGGGGTTGATTGGCGTGTGGGCTACAAACGGCAGCGCCCAATTCTTGGCCGGGTCTCAGCATGGCCGTTACCATTTTTTCGTGCCGCGTCAATTCCTAAACACCACCACTGTCAATGCAGCATTGACGTCTACTCCATGCACAACGGTGCCAAAGAGCGCTATTCGTGCATCGCTTTCTACTCAAGTTTCGCCGAGCACGACCACGGGGATGTTTCTGGTATTTGCCGCCGATGCAACGGGGACCGGCAGTCGGACAACTGGTGGGCTGTCCCAGTCAGGAACCGGCATTCCCGGTAACTTCGACCTTGACATTTTGACGCCTCAAGTCGTCTATACGCAGATGGCTATTGCCAGCGGAACGCTCACTTCGACAGCCAGTGTAGCTGGCTACTGGATCTGAAAATGGCGACAATCAACGTGCAATTCTCGGATGCATCCGAAACAGCGATCGTGTCATATTTTTCGGGTGAACCCGATTCGAAATTCTGGGCTAACTGCGGAACTGTGGATACCTCTGACGCCCGCTGGGCCTCCTATTATGCGGCCCAGCAAAAGTTCTTTCCCCCCATTCAGGGACTGCCAGCTCCATCCGACGCCTGATCTCGATATGGAGCCATATTCTGCTAGTATTGCGCATCTTGGACGGGGTGCATAATGTCGATCGAAAAAGGCGCATCTGGTAGTTTTATTAGCCGACTTGAATCTTTGCGCGGTATAGCAGCGCTCTGGGTGGCCGTATGTCACTCGATGTTCTGGCTTTCGATTGGCGCAGAAAAATCACTTTGGTCGAAAACGTTGGTTAACGTGCAGGGTGTCCAAGCCACAGTAGCGCGGATCGTCATTTCTTTTTTTAATGGAGCCGCGGCAGTAGACGTTTTCTTCGTACTGAGCGGCTTCGTGCTTGCCCGATCGCTTTCGAATACTGAGATTGGCGCGGCTAGCTACATGCGATTTTCGGTGAAACGACTATTTCGCATCATCCCCGCATACTGGTTTTCGTTGGCAGTCGTTCTTGTGTATCTAGGTGTTGTGTATCCTGGGTACGAAAATTTTCCAGTCGCATCGGCTTGGTTTGGCTGGTGGTATACGGACCCCGTGACGCTGCGAACTGTTTTGGATAATGCTGTCTTCTCTGACTCACTTCTAAATCCGATCTCATGGACACTGAGAATTGAGGTCTTGGCTTCCCTTTTGATACCCGTGATCGTTTGGTTGATGGGGCCAAGGGGTGCCGTCCGCAGCATCATCGTGGTGCTAGTCACGTTTTTGATCGCTTGGTTTGATCGCGGCGACGCCGCCGGCGTGGCTCGATTTCTTTACGCATTCGCGCTCGGATCTGTGATTGCAAAGCATTCGTCATCAGGCGCAGCGCCGACCTTTTATCCGACGCGGTTTTGGGGGTGGACCTGTATGGGGATGATTATGGCGGCGAATATTTTTTTCCCGCTGGATCATTCCTTCGTCGCTGACATTATGGTGATTGCAGGGAGTGGGGGTATTGTGTGGTCGTTAAGTATTGACAAAAAATCGCGACAATTTTCTGTTCTCGATGCGGGGTGGGCTCGATTTCTGGGGAAGATTTCCTATAGCTTCTATCTTCTTCATTTTATAGTTTTGTACGCCATTGCCAATGTGCTATTGCATGCAGTCCCTGCAAATATTCTGGCACGCGTTCCCATGCTAATCATGGGTGTCTCGTGCGTTGTTTCGATAGCATTGACGATTCCGCTTGCATTGCTTTCTTTCAACTTTGTTGAAAGGCCATTTACGGCTGCTGGGCGCCATTTATCATCAATAGGTCGCCCGAGCGTTCAAGCGTAGATCCGAACAGACGATCGTTGATCAATACCGGTATTTCATCACCAGCAAATGCGTGCTGCGCCAGATCGGCGGGTAGGGATCGCTGCTGCTAACCGGCGTGCTGTTCCTGAAGAACTGGTACGCGATGGTGAGGTTTCTGTAGCCAACCGACGCGCCGAATACCTCACCAACACGCCACTGCGCGCGATTCCGGACGTGCAGGTTTGTCGGCGTCGCTGTCGGCGATGAGACCCAGCCTGTGACGTCCTCGGCCCAGCTCGATCGGTGGATATACGGTCCCGCCTCAACGCCGAAGCGCCAGCCGGCGTAATCGTAGTGGGGCTCGAGCGTCAGCATGAAGCCCTGATCATGGCCGGTGCCGTTGTAGTTGGCGAGCGGCCAGCACGGGCCGTTGCAGCCCTTCGTGGTGACGTTGTAGTTCGCATCGCTGGGAGTCGCCAGGCTCTGGCTCTTGATAGTCCCAAGCCATGCCCAGTCGGCATGCCATGAAAGACCCCAGTGCGTCGCCTGATACAGATCGCCAGTCAGGCCGACTTCAATGGCTGGGGCAGTCAGGTGCAGTTTGTGTTCGAAGCCATCCTGAACCCACAAACCATCGGGACCGCGCTGATAGGCCGCGGCACCTATGCCGGCTTCGAACTGAAACCAGTCTTGCGCATGTGCGCTTAGGGCGAATGCCATCCCCACAACCGCAGTTGTGATAATCTTGAACATGATTCGTTTCCTTTCGTCGCTGTTAGGTTTCGGGTCAAACCGCGCCTGCATCGGTTGCTGCCGATGTGGGCGCACCTGTTTCTAGTGCGCTCTATGCGCCCTTACATAAGAGGCTGCGTATTCGCGTTGCTCCGGTGAAATCGGCAATTGACCCTTGTCGGCCATACCGTTTCGCCATCCGTGCAAAAACGACCGGCTCTTGTCGCTACCGGGCTCGGGATCGCCGTCAAGGCCAGATCGGTAGCCAGCTAGGCACTCGTCCTCATCAAGTCCGGGCTCGTTGAATTTGAAGTGGGCAAATTCGGTCATGCCGCATCCCTCCCAAGTGCCGGGATGACCTCGGAAGACCATTTGATCTGCTGGATCGGAACGCCACTGCTGTGCTTCTTGCCAGTGTCGTAGATGCGGGCGAATCGCTTGCCGGAGTCAGTTACTTCCCACTGCTCTCCAACCTTCAACTGAAATCCTGACGCAACAAGCATCTTGTTGACTTTCTGCGCGGAGATGCCGCCGAGTCGCTCGCCCAGCTCGCGCGGGATATAAAACAGCGACTCCTGGTTTTCGGCCTTCATATGCGTGCGTCCCATGAGTTGCAGGACGTTTGCCCCGGAGACGGCGAAGACAGCTTGGTTGGCGCTGATCGCCGCTGCCTGCTTGTCACACCCGATCAGGACAGCAACCTCGAAGAACGGTTGAAACAGGTCAACAGCCTCGCGCATTTCGCCAAGCTGAGGCGGTGCATTCCCCGTCGCGACGGCATCGAATGTGCGAATGACCTTCAAATTGAAGGATGCGGAAATCCACATGGCGTAGGCATACACCAGTTCCTTCGCCGCGTATGTGCCCGGCGATGCGCCTCCGCGGGTAGACTCGACCGGGGCAAACGCCATTTCTGGCGTTAGCTCGGCGACAAGCGCTTGATACCCATCCGTTCTTGTCCAGCGGTTTGGGCTGTGCCGATCCTCCCCTCCCGCTGCGCGATGGAGATCGTTAAGGCTGAATCGGCCATTTTCATCGGCATGAATCACTACACTGCCTATCTGGATAAGGTCATGCATTACGCAACTCTCCGAACAAGGTTGATACTGCGGTGCCACGGCTCGAGCGGAACCGTTAGTTGTTTGCGAGCGAGAATCTTGTTTGCGTTCCGCACACAGAGGCGAACTTCAGGGTCAGCGATCTTCAGCCATGAAAGCTGAAATTTTGCCTCGCCGATGGCCTCTCTTGTCCGCATCAGCAGTAGCCGGGCAAGTTCGACTTCGACGCGCGCCGGCACCTTGTTGCCGAAGTAAAAGTCGTTCAGCATGTCCGTGAAGTTTTCCAGCGTGTAGGAGGCGCTTGCATCAACAACCTCCCACTGGGTGCGGCGATCGACGACAAAGTCCAGCGCCTCCTGAAATCTGGCGGCGGGAAGCTGCACATATTCCTTCAGGTCAAATTCCTTGCGCAGATCGCGCCACGTCGAAAGGCAGACCGAGCGATAGTTCTTGCCCTTCTGGCCAGCGAGCGTCGCGAGGTCATGGACTGCGCGCTCCAGTTCGGCTTGCTGCTTCGATCCGATCAGCAGCGGTACTTCCGGAGCCGCATCGACTGCGTACGCGCCGGTCTTGCGGATTGCCGGTAGCACTTCCGAGGTCACCCACTTGCGGAAACGGTGCGGGACCGTGCCGGCCTTTACGGCATCGCGGCAGCGCAGAACCAGCGTGTACATGCCGGATTCACTAACGAGATTCGCAGTATCGTTGCCGCGACTGAGGCTCGGGACTTTCTGCGTCATTTGCTCGTCTTCGTCGAGGGCGCGCATGGCCATCGTCGGATTGCTCAAATTCAGAGCGCGGCAAACATCTGCTGCGATGAACCACGGTAATCCGTCAATCAAAATCACACGCAGTTGCTGGGCGCCGAAATTGAATGTGGTCGGCAGAGCAAGGGCGTTATGCATGGCACACCTCCTCTGCTTCTGCTTCTGCTTCGAGCGGGAAGAGGCTGCAATCGTTCGCGAAACCGAGATTGCTAAGTTGCGGCTTGTCACTGCGAGCATCAATGATCCAGATCGGCGAGCCGAGAATTTCGACTTTCCAATCGTAGTAGATATCGGCTGCACGCCCGACGATGCGAACAATGCGCGTACCGAACTTTCCGCTTAGGATCGCGAGGTTGCCGGCGTGGCAACGAAGATTATTGGCGCTGGCATTGACGCCAGGCGTGGCTATGCTAGTATTCATTCAAATCTCCGCAAGAGATTGTTGTATCCAAAGGCCTTGACCGCTTAGCTCCCCAGCATCCCGGTCGAGGCCTTTACTTTTTCCGTAGCCATGCTTTCTGCAAGTCTCACGATAATTTCAGAATTCATACTTCGACGATTCTTTGCGGCAATGATCTTCAGTTCGTCCCGCATCCCGGTATCCAGTCGCAGCATGAATTTGTCTGCGAGCCGGCTGGGGTAGTTTTTGCTATCCATTGGCAATCTCCGGTTGCATGGCTCAGGGCCATGTACGTAATATAGTGGCCATCAGCCATGTCTGCAAGCTATTTTTATGGCTCAGGGCCAGTATTTTGTAACGGGCTCATAGCCAGTATTCTTCGGGAATGGAAAATACCAAGCCCGAGCGCGCCCCTCAGCGTGGCGATAAATACATCCTTCGTCTGCCGGAAGGCCTGCGTGACCGCATCGCAGAGGCCGCGAAGGCGGCTGACCGAAGCATGAACACCGAGTTCGTGAGGCGTATCGAGCAAAGTTTCGAGCCGAATGAGTCGGCGCTCCCTCTACCGGTCGATCTGCGAGACAAATTGGAGGCGCACGCCGAGGAGTTCGGCCGCACGCTCACAGAAGAAATCCTCCATCGGTTAAGCCACTCATTCGATTGGGAGGAGCACTTCATTCCGGCCAGGCTCGGCACTCGCCTGAATGCATACCGCAAAGAGTACGGGTTAGACAGCAAAGAGGCTGTGGACCAGCTCTTGACTGCGGGCCTGCACAAGGATGCGCCCGCAGTCGTCGTGCTAACGCTGAATGGCGACATAGAACTGTCAAAGGTAGTTGCTGCGCTCGAAGAGGCCAAAAAGCGACTGCCGGAAAAGGCAGTCGTCTTGGTTGAGCACCATACAGACGCGCGCCCCAAGCGGGCGGCAAAAAAGAAACCCTAACTTGAAGTGAGGGTATTGCCGTAAGCCCTAAGTTGAATTGAGGGCTTGAGATACATCCAAACCGCCCACCGAGGCGGTTTTTTTACGCCCATACCAAACGCCCATGCTCAAACGCCTCCTCCTAGCCGCCCTGCTTCTCCCTGGCATCGCCAACGCACAGTTCGTAGACGGTCATGTCCTGACCGCCTCGCAACTCAACAATGCGTTTGCAAATACGCTGCCGATCGCGGGCGGCATCCTCACCGGACCATTGACGGTTCCATCGCTATCGGTCACGGGCTCGCCGATTGGGCTGGCGAGTGGTGGGACTGGGGCGAATACGCAAGGCGCTGCGCTGGCGTCGATCCTTGGCTCATCGACAGTCCCTGTTGCGAATGGCGGCACTGGCTCAACCAGCATATCCGCGCCCGGAGGCGCGTTTGATTCGCTGTGTTCGTCCGCAATTGGTCAGTTGTGGGTGCGCGCGACTGGTGGTTGGGGTTGCACGGCACTCGGTTTTGTAAATCCAGTCTGGTGGGGCGCTGATCCAACGGGCGTGGCGAGCAGCGTTAGCGCATTCAATAGCGCAATTGCGTCTGCGGCTGGAGCGGGCTCGCAAAGCGGCATCGTTTCCGTGCCCAAAGGAAAATTCCTCCTGACCGGCATATCCATCTCGACGGCAAACATTAGTTTTATTGGTCAGGGAGCCCCTGGTGTAAATGCTGGGCCGGTTATTCTTGCTGGCTCGACATCGGCCGATGTCATTGATGTTTCTGCGCCCTACGTCAATTTCCGAGACATTGCGTTTTATTCTGCAAGTCCGATGACCGCTGGGGCGTTCATCAACTATCAGGCCGGATCGAGTCTTTCAAAACTCGATAACGTCTACATGGTGAACGGTTACAACCCGCTAATGATAAATGCAGCGGGTGCAATCCACGCACATGTGCTGGAAATCCGCGACTTCAACGGGCAGGGCATCACGATCAATGGCGGCGGCGATCAGTATCTAGACGGCGTCATCATGGATATGGATAGCGGCAGTTATGCGCCGCAGGCAGGTATCGCGGTATCGAACAGTAACGGCTCCGTTACGATCTCCAATTCGGATATCCTGCATTCCCACCATAATCTGTTGATCAACCCCGGGACAGGACAGTCCGTCAAATGGGTTTACATTGATAATTCTTATTTCGATAGTTGCGACTGGACATACAGCACTTCGACGGGCAATGGCGTCAATGTAGTGCCGACCGGGACAGGCAGTATTCTAGGGCTGATGATTTCGAATTCGTGGATGGCGACCTGTAATAACGGGATCAATTTAGGTGGCCTGTCAACGACGACCATTGACGGCGTTCATCTGTCAAATGTCATGTCTGTGAACAATGTCCAGGACGGCCTATATGCGACGTATGCCAATCACATCAACCTGTCAAATATAGCGGTTGCCGGAAACTCGAATGTCACGACTGGCACATATGCAGGCCTCGAATTTGGCACAGGTGCAAACAACATCACAATCACTGGCGGCGTTGTCGGAGTCACGGCTGGATTCGGGTCACAGCAGAAGTACAACGTGCAGTTTGACGCAGGGTTTACAGGAACCGCCTATCTGTCGAATGTGAATCTCCTGGGCGCAACCAGTGCATCAATTTCCAACGGGAATGCGGGAAGCGACACTATCAACGTCGCAAATGCGATGGGCTATAACCCGCAAGGACCCGCAGGTATCTCGCTTGGTGCATCGCCCTATACATACCACTCAACGTTCATGGGTGCACTCATCGTAACCATGTATGGAGGAACGGTATCCTCCGTTACGGTAGGCGGCACACAGGTATGCAGCGCGACGCCATGCACATTCGAAATACCCAGTCAGGGTTCTTTTGTCACGACATATTCATCCGCCCCCAACGCGTCAATATTTTTGCCGTGACGACGTTCTATTAACCACCACCGCCACCACCAAGCCGCCATCGAGCGGCTTTTTCTTTTCCGGGACCTTGATGGACACCAAAGACATGATCGACATGCCCGAACAGGATTTCCGGCGCGCGGTTGTTGCCCGCTTTAACGCCCAAGGCGATGCGATTCAGGAGAACACGGCTCTCACCAAGACGGTCGCCGAAGACACTGCATTCATCCGCTCGATTCTGGGCGATGTCGCTGCGGGCGCGAGGCTGATGTGTCGACTCGCCGCGGCGTGGAAGTTTCTGCTGCGTCAGGTGTTTCTCCCTGTCGTATTGCCCCTCACTGGCCTGTGGGCAATCATCCGGATCGTCCATCACGAGAGTCTTCCGGATTCGTTCAGCGCAATTATCAAGATGATTTCGGCGTTCTTATGACGCCCGCCAATCTCGTCCTACTCCAAGCCGAACTTAGGCGCGATGAGGGTGTGATGAGTCATCCTAAATAACATGCTACAATATCGGCAAGGAGGCTCGACATGCCGATATGCAAAACCTGTTCCGTGAATTTTCCTGGACCCTACCGCCAGAAATTTTGCTCTACGCTTTGTCAATTGATGCATCGCGTCAATAAGTCTGATGACGGATGCTGGGAATGGTCGGGCAGCGTCGGTGCCCATGGTTACGGCGCAATCAATGTGAATAAGGTTGTCACGACGACGCACCGCCTTGCTTATTCGTTGCTGATCGGCCCCGTGCCGGACGATATGTTTGTTTGCCATAGCTGTGATAACCGCCGCTGCGTTCGCCCCAATCATTTGTTTCTCGGTTCTCCAGCCGAAAATGCATCTGACATGGCGGTTAAAGGACGAGCGCCGTGGAAAGGGAAAACTCGCTCTCCGGAAGCAAAACAAAAGATGCGTGAGGCAAAGCTCGGGAAAACAGGGCGGCACACGGAAGCTCAACGACTCGCCGCATCCAAAACGATGCAGACCCTCTGGGCAGACCCCGAATTTCGGCAGCGACAGATTGAGATATCGACGGGACGCATCAAGTCTGCCGAAGAAATCGAAAAAATGCGGCAGGCGGCCTTGAGGCAGTGGGACGCCAAGCGCGAAGGCAAAGCGCACCCTCCGCCTGAAAACATAGATACCTAGCAACACCAAACCCGCTTCGGCGGGTTTTTTTATGGGCGCGAGATCATGGACATGCACCTTCTGATAGCTGAACTTAGACGCGACGAGGGGGTTAGATACTCCATCTACCTAGACACAGCCAAAATTCCAACCGTAGGAATTGGTCACAATTGTCAGGTTTCCCCGCTCCCCACCGATTGGGTATGCCCACTCACTGATGCGCAAGTCGATCAACTCCTGACGCAGGACCTACGAGCTACATTCGCGCAACTTGATGCCAAATTGCCGTGGTGGCGAAGTCTTGACGAGGTTCGACAAAGAGTCGTTGCGAACCTCGCTTTTAACCTAGGTATCGGTGGCCTCCTCGACTTCCACAACACCCTCTTTGCCATGCAACGCGGTTCCTATGCCGTAGCCGCTGCCGGGATGAAATCCTCATTGTGGGCAAGCCAGGTGGGCGCGCGCGCCGTTCGTCTGTATCAGGCAATGGAAACTGGCGTCATGCCGGTTTAGTTGCCACGCAGATATTTGCCAAATATCCGTCCTACGCATACCGCATGCCGCCCCCGAGGCGGCTTTTTTACGTCTACAGGATTCTCATGGCAGTCACGACCGACTCTGGCGTTCCGATCTGGAACTTCACGATCAAGCAGAGCGCTGACTGGTCGCCATCGCTCGCCTGGACGAATGACAACGGCGCCCCAGTGGATCTCACTGGTTGCTCGATGAAGTTGATGATCAAGGCTTATGCGGCAAGCACCGTGTCGCTGCTGACCCTGTCGAGCTCGGCGAGCTCGGGAAGCCGGATCGTGCTTGGCGCGACTACGGGGATTTACACACTTGTTTTCGCTCATGCGGATACGGCAGCGCTCCCGGTGTCTGGCGCGCCCACACCCAATCTCCTGCAAAGCGGCCTCCCTGCCGTCGCGCTCGGCGTCTATGACCTTCAATTCATCGACGCCAATGGCCTTGTGGGATATCTGTTCAAAGGCAATGTTTCAATTGAGCCCTCGGTGACCGAATGAGCGCAACAACGATCACCGTCAACAAGCCGACAGGAACGGTCGTTATCCAGGGATCGGGGCCGACACAAACGGTTAATCTGACTACCGGCGAAACGCAGGTTGTCCAACTCGGTTCGTTGAGCGCGGCAGTCAATCAGCAGATCACGCAAGCGGTTACCAGCGCAACGGCCAGCGCTGCAACCGCAACGCAAGAGGCTGGGGTTGCAACTTCCGCGGCATCGACTGCCACAGTTGAGGCTGGCGTGGCGACGACTGAAGCGCAGGCCGCAGCAACATCGGCCGCCGCTTCGGCGAATGCTTATAGTGCTATTGCGAATGGAACGGCCACGCCCGCAGGGACGCTGACGGGTACTGAGATCAGCCCTCTTTCTCGTGGCGCGGGTTTGTTGCAGGCCACATTAAGCGCGATCGCTGATTTCGTCCTTGGGCAACTCACATTAACCAGCTATACAGCACTGCGTTCATATAGCGGCATTCGCACGTATGCCGTCATCACTGGGGCTGGCATCGCGGGTCAGTTTTCGCGCCTTGGTAGCGCCTCTGGACTGTCAGATAACGGCGGAACGATTATCTTTGACGCAAATGGCAATGCGTGGCAAAGGCTGGGAATTGGCCCCGTCATCTGCGCCGAGTGGTTTGGTTGGGTCGGCGGCGAGGCGGGTGCGGTGCTTAATGCCGCCCAAGCCGCCGCCGTATATCATCAGTGCACCGATGTCACTTACAGCAGCCCGAGCTATCTTCAAACCACTCCGATCAATGCGGTAAATGGAATCGTGATTCGCGGTCCCGGCATGGGACCCGAGGGAGTCATCCGCGTCGTTGCCGGCACGGCGATCGATGCCCAATATCAAACGCCAAATTTTGAGACCCAATACGCTACCCAGCCGACCACCGTTGCGCAAGGCGTCATTCGTGACTTCGGGTTGCAGAATGTTTGCCTGGATGGAAATTGCGGGTCCAACAAAAACACTCCCGTCACGACGAACGGCCTAAAGGGCATGGGCTTTCGGGTATATGGCGCACGCCCAAAATTCCGGAATGTTTGGGTGATGCGACAACCGGGAGTTGGCGCGTACTCGTTTTTCACTGCCACGCCAACCGAACTAGACTTCGGCAACAATATCGGCGTCGAGTCGCGCGACGGCTCGTTCTTCGACAATATCTGTTGCGAAGACACGCAATACGAGGGGCTTGTGTTCCAGGGGCCATCGGATATCAGCGTCCGCGAGATCCGCGTAGGGTGGCCTGCTAATTCGCTATGGGTCAATTCGTACGCTGGCACGAAATCATTGCTTTTCCCAAAAGGAAGGCTGCGCACAGTCCTATCGACTGCCATTGGCACGGGATATACGCAAGCTGGAGTTGCGTGGTCAATCTCCACGGACGCAACAACGCCGCCAACATTGCAGCCCGTCGTCGTAAGTGGCGGCATAGATCACTGGATAGTCTTGACTAACGGCAGCGCTGATGCGACGCGTTGTACGGTGACGGTAACCGGCGATGGAACGGGAGCAACCGCAGTGGCCTATGTTGGCAACTGGATCGCTGGCGCATTGATTTTCAACAAGGGTGCTGAATTCGGTTTCGTTCATTCATACAACAATGCACAAGGCCCTGCGGTAGAGGTTCGCAATGATGATAGCGGAGCGTCTCCGCGGTTTAACGCAGACTTCATCATGGGCGAGAGTTCGTGGGGCGGCGTGCTTATCGGGGATCATACCGAATATCAGATTGGTAGGTGCGATACGCATAGCAACGGGGCCTATAGCGGCCCTCCCGCGCTCCCTTCGTTGATGATTGCCTCAGACCGGGGCGGCATGATTTCTAACTGGAAAGAGCGGCGGGATGCGTCGCCTGGAAACGGCGCGCTCGCCGGCCTTATTCGAGGGCGCGGAAATCGCGTCGCTGGCCGCGTTCAGGGAAATAGTGGATATACGGGCGATGCGGTGCTGGTCGGAGGAACTGGCACGTCCGTTGACATTATGGTTCAGGATATATCGGGTTTTGCCCTGTCCACAGACTATGACATTACATGCTCGGACATTCGCCTCACGTCAAACGCCAACGGTGGAGTCTGGAAGAATTACGCGAATGCCTCGACCATTTCAAACATCGATTCGAGCATCAGCATTTCTGCGTATGGCTCTGTAGCCGTCGCATCGGCATATACGGGACTGAATAATCTTAGCTATGGCCAGTGGCGCGATATCAGGATTATTGACAAGCGATCGGACAGCGGGGCGATCAGCTATTCGAGCGCCACGCTATCGGCGACGGTTGATTTGACGTCAACCGCTGAACAAGTTTTTACGATCAACCACTCAATCGTGAGAACGCCCTCGGCAAACGACATCGTACTTCAGGTCAGGCCGAACTCCAGCGCGACGTTGACTGGAGTGAATTATGCCTACCCGAGTTCTATTACCTCCACCAATGTAACGATCAAGCTCAAATTGTCTGCTGTCGGAGTGGGGACTGGATCACTACTGGTCAGTATTGCCTAACGCCCCGCCACGTTACCCCACATCACTATAGCCACCTTCGGGTGGCTTTTTTTATGGCTGTTCCATGACTGACGTTACCGAAGTTCATGAACTTAAGGACACGCTGACCGAGGACGTGCTGACACCTGGTCATGCGCCACGCACGACGACTGCGCTATTCAGCAGGAGCAAAGCGGCACTCAAGGCATCGCAGCATCCGCCGCAGTGCTGGATATGCGGCAAGACAGAAACCGAACTCGGTCAGCCGCTCGAAGCGCATCACAACGGCGTCGAGAGAAGTTTTGCGGAAGGCGAAATTGACTGGGAGCGCGTGAAGGCAGATTTCCCGCACCACGATTGGTCGACCTTCGATCCTGCTGACCCGTACAGCTTCGTAGACGACATGTCGCCTACTGGCCAGGGTCTTTTGCTTTGCAAGCAGCATCACACGGGCAAAGACAGCGGAATTCACAACCTCGCCTATCCGCTGTGGATTCTGCAAAGGTATCTGAAAGACGGGGCGCAATTCAGTCCCACCGAAGTCATCCATCACGATCCGGAGCATCTATGACTCTCAGCAACATCTCCCCTGTAACGCAAAAGCTCATCGTCGGCGGCGTTCTGTTCGCGGCCTGGTCATATCTTGTCTATACCGGGAAAGTCCCGGCGACTGATTACGTCGAAAACATCAAGATCGGGCTTGGCGGCCTCGGCCTCTATCACGTGGTAACCAACTCGACGGCCAAGAAGGACGCAACGCCGCCGGCAGCATGAAAGCCCTGGCCATCGCGCTAGTGCTAGGTCTTAGTGGCTGCGCCGGGCAAGCCGCCTACTCGGTCAAGCCGTTCTATGAACCGAACCTGCAGCGCATGGTGTGCTGCGAGGCTGTAGCGCTTAACTCAAAGGACATCGCCGCCCTCTCATTTGACCTGACCACATCGGTTGATGGCGTGGTGACGGTCCATTTCAACGAGAGCGGTGTCGGTGCAACTGCTCCCACTGCAGCTCAAGGTGCGGTCATTTCCAACGTAGCAACGGCAGCAGGCCAGGCGGCTGCGGCCATCGTCAAACTCACGCCCTAGGAATTCAATATGAAAGCTATCTATACCGCATTGACGGTAGGTCTTGTTGCGTCGGTACTCTCTGCATGTGGCGGCACTGCACCACAAATAAGCTTCGCCGACCAGGTCAGCATCGCCTGCGGTGCTGCCAATGGCGAAATCGCGATCTTGAAAAGTGACGGCGCCTTCACCGGCGGTGCCGCAGACACGCTCACCAATACCATTCAGCCTGCCGTCGATAAGGTTTGTTCGGCCGGCGCATCGGTCACCAACCCGAACCTTCAAACGATCGTCAACGCGACGCTGCCGCTCGTCAAATCCCTGGTTGATTCGTCGTCGTTGTCGCCAGACAGGATCAAGGCGGCAGACACTGCAATTGATACCGGGATTCTGGCGTTCAATATCGCAATCAGCCTGGCGCCGGTTGCGGTGGCTACCGCTCCGGTTGCCGCATCGACACCGCTGGCTGGGGCGCCGCTGCAATGAGTGCGTTTCTGTCTGAGTTGCAAGTCGAGCTAGTCAACGATGCAACAAACAGCGGGCGCGGGACATGGCGCCTGACTGCGCCGCTCGTCTATAAGTCTGAGGTGGCAAAGCTAACGTTCAGGGTGCCCGCCGGTTTCGAGACGGACTTCGCCTCGGTGCCGCGGACGCCGGTTGCGTTTCTGCTGACGGCTGATAGCGCTCACGAGGCATCGACGGTTCACGACTGGCTCTACTCTGAGCATGCAGTCGCGCGCGATGTCGCCGACGCGGTGCTGCGCGAGGCATCTCTGGTTTCGGGCGTGCCTGCGTGGCGTGCAGCTTTGATGTTTTGGGGCGTCCGCGCCCTCGGTTGGTCGCATTGGGGCAAAGGCCCCGCCACCGCTTAACGTTTCATCCGCGTCCAAGGCTTCGGCTTTGGGCGGCACCCCTCTT